GATTTAGATCAACAACTTAATACCGTATCTTCTGATCAACAGTTTTTAGACAATCCGTTAATTGGTGGGTGTGTGTTTGATATTTTAAACATAGATGGAACAACTGCCGCCGCAAATTTCTTCACAGGAAAGTATTCACGCTCTGTAACTGTTTCAGCGCTAGATAATGAAAACATTTTCGGCACTTATAAAAAAGATTTCGGCATAAGATGTAGATTGCCCAATTCATTTGATGGATCAATTTTCACAGGTGTATTCTTGGCGTATGGTAATGTTCCTAATATTTTGGACATTGTGCCAAACTATTCTGAATTTAGTGGAGCATCACAAGCAACAGAATCGCTTAACATCTCGATTGTATTGCAGAACGACTTGCGATTTACACAAATGGATCGCTATGATGTTTATGCTTCGACTGGAGCTGGCTCTGCCGTAAACGAATTGACATATCTTAATCCTACAGCTCAAGAGGGTTACTTATTCTCGCAGAGTGTTGCTAACGTATCTAACGCTTACGCTTTAACAATTAACAAGGGAGCATTGACAGAAAACACTCCATACTACTTTACAGTTGTTCCATACGGAGCTTTAGGGTCTGGCAAGTCTTTTGTTTTCGGACCAACCACATTCGTAACTAAACAAACAAATGTAGTGCTATCAAGCGCCGATGTAAATGCCGTTAATATTTACGATGGAACTGGATTCAATCAAACAATATACCAAACAGGTAAACTTTGCTATGGAAGAGGTGTCATTCATGAATTTGATTCTGGAGTTTTTACCAGCGTAAAATACTTAGTAGAAATTAAAGACACAGGAAATATCAGAAGACTTTCTGAATTGAAAGGAGTAATCAATACCACTGGTCTTGCTTTAATACAAGAACCCGTAAACGATACATCATCGACATATCAACTTACGGGTCTTGCGGGAGGACTGTGTGGTTTGTATGTGAGCGGAAGTAACTATACTGGCGCGACTTACAAATTACAGGGAACGATGTTTTAATTGCTTGCCATTGCTTCTAATCCAGCCAAGAAGTCTGCTTTCGCATGTTCTGGCAAACGAGCGTAAAACTTCTTTGCTCGACGGTATGCGCGTTTTGACATTGCATTTTCAGGTTGGAGGATTTGTCTCAGTTTTTTTGCTTTTTTATTGTTCATAGTTTGCTAATATATGTTTCGGTATCTTTAAGGAAGCCCATTTTATGGTAGAATGATTTTACTTTTTGGTGATAAGGATTGTTGACTGCCGTAGACATGGTGATGTATTTGCACCCCATTTGTCGAGCAGTCTCAGTTGCTGTTTTAAACAGTTTATAACCAGCTTTTGGATTCTTAGATAGCCACAAAAATTCGTGAATTATTTCTTCATTGAATTTTGGGCATCGAACTTTCTCAAAAGCGATCATTGCGTCAAATTTATCGCCTTGTAAATTTCCCCACACTAATAAATCCCACGCCAAAATAGATGGATGAGAGAAGTTAGCCTTGATAGTCTCTGGGCTGTGAGCTACCAAGGCGTGACCTTCATACAAATCATGTTGTTTAAAAAGCTCATACATATCGTCAATAAGCTTTTCAAATTCTACAGGATTTGTAATACGCTTAATCATTGATTTTCTTAATCAAGACACGCGCTGTCTTGGCTGGAATATCAGTGAAGCCGCTCCAGTTTTTAGCATCTGCCAAAAGATCAAGAGTAGTTGTGTCATTCGCTTCTGTAGCGTTAGTCCACATATTGCGGAGATACACTTTGAAGTCTTCGAACGAGAAGATTTTAAGCTTGTCGTTTACATTCTTTTCCAAAGCTCCCTGTGGCGTGATAGGAATAACGCTGGATTGCACAAGGTCAGAAATATCAACCGCTTTGTTTTTAGACTTGTCGATTTCATCAGCCCCGACAATATGAATATTGAGGAAGTTGCGAACGCAACGAACGAATGCACGATTACACGCGATGGTTTCTAGGAACTTCAAGCAGAAGTTGTCAGTATTTGCTTCTGTGGCATTTGCAACATCTTCAAAAACAACTTCTTCATTGCTTGTTTCAAAATTACCAATCCATTCGATACAGCACAGTGCTGTAACATAATTTGGCGCTTCATGTCTGATGTTATAACGAACACTCTTAAAGCCTCGTAAGCGAGCCAACTCTTTGATGCCGCCAAGCATAATAAGCAATTGCTTATCGTCCAAGCCTTCAATAGATGTCGGAACGGATTGTTTCCGAATCTCAAAGTAATCTTTATTTGGGTAAAGAAACTGTGGATCAATCATAGCTCGCCAATCGACGAAGCCGTCTGGGGTGAACTTGTATTCTTTGTTTTCGATGAGTCCATCGGGACCTCTTGTTATTTTATTTTGTGTCATAGAGATAGAAATGGTTTAATTCGCTAAGAAGCAACTCATTATCTTCTATGACGAGGTTCTTGTCAAGAATATTTTTGTCTTTTTTCCAATGATAGGTGCTGGGGTATTTTTTGCCGCGAGAAATGATCGTTTTATTGGAGTGAAAAAATGACTGGTTAAAAGTGATTTTTTTATCTTTTAAAATAGACTTATCAGCAGTGGCATAAACTTGCACGTTGGAATTGAAATACTTATTACGAATCGTTGGAAGAATCGACACATCTTTAACCAAAAGATTGATGGTAATTCCTAGACCGCTAATATAGTTGAGGTAATCATCAGAAATAACACTTTCCTCATTTACTAGAAAAGTAATATTCTTTAATTTGCCGCGAAGTTTCTGGATGAATTGATGGGGGATCATCTTCTCTGTAAAGAATGAGAACGATTGCAGATACTCGCACCACGTTTCTACATACGAAAAAGAGTCAAGATAATCGAGTCTCATGAACCAGTGTTTCTCTGGCATTCCTGGCATTTGCGCAAAAAAGTCTGGAACCAACTCGAAAACAGAATGATGGTAAAAATCACCAAGGAAACGAGTTTTGAGCGGAATAGATTTTTCGGGCGTAAATTTTTTAATAATCGCATTTGCTATATCTTCTGGTAAAATTTTGTTGATTGAATCTTGTTGATCTACAGCGTTGAAGCTAGGCTTGACAGCCCAAGGCGCTTCGATGTTTGTTTTGTTTGAACTCCAGTAGCCATCAGAACAGGCGGCGTAAGAATCGCCAAATAATGTGACAATAGGAATATCATTGGCGCTAGCATAATGCATAAGAGCGTCATTGCCACCGATATGCACTAAACTATTCTTTACGATATATGCCTGTTTTTTGAAATCAAGATCAAAGATCATTTCATCTACTGACGATAGTTTCTGTGATTTTGAAGAACCGATTTGAATAATCTTAATCGACTGCTTGCTCAAAAACGAACGCACAGTATCAAACACAATATCAAAATACTTATACTGCTTCGACTGAACTTGTGGCTCTACCGATACGGTAATATATTTTTCTGGAATGACTGGAAAGAAATGTTCCGCCAAAACAGGCTTGCCAATTTTCACGCCAAGATTTTTGGCATATTCTTCTATTAGGTGACTCATTGTAAATCGAATTGAATTTTATCTTTGCCGTTGTGAATGTAGCAGATGTTCTTTTGGGTAGTTGTTGTTGGCATAAATGCTAGGTCGAAATAACCTTTATGAGCGCCAGCTCCCTCTAAAATAAATGAATTCTCCAACATTTCAGAATATAAAATACATTTGTGAACAAAACGGTTATCCTCAATCAGCGGGAAATACTCTTGCCGTGTGGCGAAGTAGATGTTGTGCTGTGGATATTGCTTATGCAAGTTTTCCATAAGACCGTTCAGCAAAAGAATATCAGATTCTGTTCCTTGCGCTAGAACGCAAATACGTCTGCCTTCGTCATCTTTATCAAGAACGCTTTCAAATTCTACAGGCTTTTGTTGTTGCTGCAAGCAGACATTGCGAAAATGATTGTGCATTTGTTCGCGATTGATTTCTTGCTGTAGTTTGTTTTTCCATATTTTGAACGAAGTGTGATTTTCGTCAACTGATTCGCCAAGCATTTCCTTATGCAAAGAGATGATAAAGTCTTTTTCATCTGCTTCAAAATTAGGCTTGTGATCAGCATTGAATCGAGAGGGAGGATTGTCAAAGTCGTAATCAACTTCTGGCATAGAATCAATGAGAGATTCAAGCTCTTCACCAATCGCTTCAATAGAACAATAGTCCACTACAAATTGACGAGCTTTAATACCAATCGCTGCACGTTCAATCGAGGGCATATTATAAACAGTGAGTAACTGTTCGGCAATATGATCGGGATCGGTAGATGCTTTGATGAATTGAGTTCCAGGCTCTCTATACTCTGCCCAATTAAGAGGCAAGCCGCCGCTTTCTTCTGTGCAATACTCTTCGCCGCAAGAATAGTTTGTGACGAGTGTGATAAGCTCTGTGAGTTTTGCTTCTTGAATTGGAATCTCTTGACCGCCACTTGTAAATGGATGGCAGTATACGTCCATAAGGTTGTAGATTTCATTCAGTTGAGCTTCACTTACTCCTTGGTTAATGTTTGTAGTGCTTACCGTTCTTTTACCACCACATGCTGGGCAGTCGCGATCTTGCCCCATAAATGGCGCAATGAAATAGCTCTTACATTGTTGGCAGAAATAAGTGGTGAGAATGTCTTTGTTGTCAATGCCCTTTTCTTGCAAGAGAGTTGGAATGTCCCATCCCTCTGACCAGTGAGTGTGCAACAAGAGTTTAGCATGAGGAACTTGTTGTTTAAACTTTTTAAAACCTTCCAGCAAATTAGGAACGCTTTTTCTAAGCTGATTTCTAAACACAAAGCCCACAATATATTCATTAGACAAATTAAACTTCTGACGCAATGCAGCGCGTCTATGATCATCCATTCTATAGAATTGATTTACGTCTAAGCTTCCTCTGAGAGTTTTAATATGATTATAACCCATTCGTTGGAATGCTTTTTCCGCGAAAGAAGACCATACATAGTAATGTTTGATTTTGGGCGCAGCATCAATAGCTGATTGTAGAATTGGTAAGCTGTCAAGCGTAGTCCAAATCATGGAGTTCACTTTATTCCACCAAGGCTTTTCGTAGAAGCCGTCGAATGCCCAAATGTCCTCGATGCCAATATAAACATCAGGACGCACAGTATTGATAACATCATCAATACCAAAAGCACCATACGCAGCTTGACGTTGCTTGTGTTGGTCTTGATTGATTTCTGCCATCTTTTGAACATCTGGCAAAGAGCCATAAGTAGTCCATGGAGTGCTATCAGTTTCGGGGCAGCGTCTCATCAAGCCATTAGCAAGCTCAAAGATTTCATACTTGCCTGTATTAAACAGATAGCGCAAGATATTCTTTTTGTGCTTACCAAAGCCTGTGAAAGCTTTGCAGAAATTACTATGTATGAGAACTTTCTTTTTAGTCATCGGAGCGGTTTTGCATTTGAGCGTTTGAGCGAGCTTCGTAAAGTTTTTGCAAAATTACTTTGCAGAACTCACGAATTGCGTAAGCTTCTCCAGGTTCAATACCAATACCAAACTTCAAAGCTGAATTCTTAGTAATGGAAAATGAAAAAGCTTTAGTGCCATCATTTTTCTGATAAGGCTTAAACGAGATGCTAGTCTTATTTGTTTCGTGGCTATGAAATGCTTTGTATTCAGAATAGTTTTCAATAGCGTTGATGATGCCGCCAACTTCAAATTCGTTTAGTTTGATTACTACTGTTTTTTCTGGGTTTTTTGCATTCTCAGCAAAGGAACCGTTTTTTGTTTTTTCATCCCATGAATGCTGCATAATAGCGTTGACATATAGGCAAGGGTCTTTGAATTTACCAGTAGTGCCAAGACGGAAAGCGAATGCGCATCCGCTCGATTTTGAATTGGGTTTATAGAGTTGAATCATACCTGATTTTAAATAGTGCGTAGAAATTTTCTACTAAAAGTGTAAGATATAATGTGTCCTATCTAAATCATAATATTCCCACGATTACTTGCCTACTACGCAATGAATATCTTTTTAATCACGAAAAAGGACATGGTGAGTATACTTCATGCGATGTCCATTCTGTAACGTCAATTGAGAAGAGAGTTCCTCTATTTGAAGCGTTCTTGACGAATGGAGTAAACTGGACTCGCAGACCTATTACAGCATTCTGTTGGAAGCCTTGCGATCCAGTGCCATTGGAACATGCAATGTATTGGGATTGTTTTAGTCCTTATGTTGATGTTCAGGTTCGCACACGAATGAAAGGTCTGAGAGCTTTACTCATCACGCCGCAAAATACCAAAGAAGCTGGAGAGTATATGTTCACGCTTGATTGGGGATGGGAGAATAAGAGTATCTTGGACACCAATTTTTCTGAAACACCAGAACATAAATGCGCTCATGTATTCAAAATGGACAATGGTAACTTTTATGCTTACCCAAACAATCGCATTGTGTGGCACGATAATGCGTGGGTTGATAAGCCTATTGACAAAAATCCTGGATATAAGATCGACTTGACAGTATATAGCGTCGAAAATAAACGCACACTGTTTACTGATTATAGCTACATGACAGAATTCACCACTCAACCAAAAGAAGAAAATGTCACTCACTAAAAAAGCATTAACAAATCAAATATGCAATGGCATATTAGTAAAGCTAGTACCAAGCTCTATCGTTGGCGCAGGAGTTGGAGCTGTCACTCTTACTGAAATTCATAAAAATGAAGTTGTTTTCGCGCCAAAAGATTTGTGCTTTATCCGCTGGGGTGAAGTTAAAAATGTCGAGAATAACATCTTAGATCATATCAAAAAAGTCTGCAACAACAACGAATACGGTTTTTGGATTGATTGCCACATTAACGATATTGGCGCAGCTTACTTCGTGAATCATTCTGATGAACCAAACTTAATTCACGACAGAGAGCGAGATATTTACTATGCCGCAAGAAAAATTCAAATTGGAGAAGAGCTTACGTGTAAATATTCTTCAGACGAGATTGATTGGGTGTAATAATGTTTGATGAGTGCTGCATATACAGGAATAACTATTGAACAGAGAGGTTGCTATGATTTAACGCTTACTATTCAACGAAGCAATGGCATTTATAATTTAAGTGGAGTCACTCTCACTGGTCAAATTCGCAGAAGCTTTGATGATGCTTTGCAAGCAGTTCTCACGACAGAAATTATTAGCATACCAAGTGGTATTGCAAAAATCAGTTTGAATTCGGCGCAAACGCTAAATCTCGATTTAGCGCCGTCTTATTGGGATTTATATGCAGACAAATCTGGCGAATGCCCAGATAAATTGATGCATGGTCCTGTTTATGTCATTAAATCTGCAACTAATCCATGAGCGAATTTACAATAAATGTAGTTCAAGATCCATCGACAATTATTGATATAAATAATTCAAATCAAACTGTGTCTTTGAATATCCTTGAAGACCAGTATAACTCTATTCAAGTAAATGATAACTCTAATGATGTATTATTGAATCCTTCTGTTTTTTACAATGGAATCAATATCGTCTATTTAAGTGGCGTAAGTGGTGAGCTTCTTCACAATACTTTTGGTGATTTGCAGGGGGGATCTACTGGTCAATATTATCATCTTTCATCTGGACAGTATTTCAATTTAATTACTGGCGCAGTTGTTAGACCAAATGAAACTGGTTCATTTTTAACTATAGGATCGGCAGATCTTCGCTATGTTGGTCTTGCTGGAGATCAAACAATTAGCGGAGCCAAAGCTTTTGTTTTACGACCAAGTGTTAATGGCACAGGGGTAATGCTTAGTGGAGAGGCTGTGAGTGTCAATACAGGAGAATTAACAGGCGCTTTTTACCCGCTTAATAGCAATCCAAGTAACTATATTACAGGAAGTGTTGTAAGACCTTCTGAAACTGGTGTATTTTATCCAACAAGTAACCCAAGTGGTTACATTACTGGAGTTGATCTTTCTGCTTACGTTACTGGCAATGTGGTAAGACCATCTGAAACGGGCAATTTTATCACCGCTTCGCAAACTGGAGCGTTTTACGCTGCCAGCAACCCTTCGGGATTTATTACAGGTGTTAATTTATCTAACTATTCTACAATTGCTTTCTCGACTGGAATCAGTGGTTCTTTACAAAATCAAATAACCAACTTAAACAATCAAACGGGAAACTATTATCCAACAAGCAATCCTTCTGGATTTATTACAGGAGTCGATCTTTCATTCTCTGGCAACTATTATACCAAAAGCGAATCTGAATCCAGATACGTTAATACAACTGGCGCGGAAACAATACTTGGAGACAAAACCTTTCATGATAAAGTATATATCAACAATTTGTATGTCACTGGTCTTGAAACAATCGTAAATACCACAAACACGAATATCGCAAGTAATTTCATCATGCTTAATTTGACTGGTGGGGCAGTTGATGGTGGTTTGTTTTTTGTAACTGGTGCTGGTTTGACTGGTATCAATGATTCTGGTGCGATTCTTGGTTTTGATCATTCAGATAAGTTTAAGTTTGGAATTGGAACTAGAGCTAGCGATCTAAGTGTTTTAGATACGATAGCTTCCGTTGAAGAAATGACGGGTATTAGTGGTAGCTTGCAAACCCAAATCAGCACCTTGTCTAATGCTACTGGTTCTTATGTTTTAAATTCTCAGACTGGTGCATTTTATTCTGTAAGTAATCCCTCTGGATTTATTACTGGAGTTGATCTATCTACTTATGCGACAATCACTAATCTCGCTGCGACAGGTTCGACGCTACAAACAAACATCAATAACCTAAGTGGCGTTTACGCGACCATAAGCAATCTTAACAGCACTGGAAGCTCTTTAGATTCTAAAATTAGTTTACTTAGTGGTAGTTCTGTTTTGCTTTATGGTGATCAAACTATTTCTGGTGTTAAAACTTTCACTACAGGAGTAAATATTAGCGGAAATCTAACAGTTGATACAAATACATTGTTTGTTGATAGTGTCAATAATAGAGTAGGTATCGGGACGACTACACCACAAAGTACTTTCATGCTTGATGTTAACGGTCAGGTTGTGATAAGAGGTGATAATTATCTAAATGGTAGCTTAAGAGAGTTTGGTGCGAATGCTTATAAACTCTCTAAAGCTGGAGATAGTTGGATTAATGGCGGTAATGTCGGCATTGGCACAACAACTCCAGCTGCCCCTCTTCACATTAATACATCACTGAGTGGTGTAGCCGTAAGAATAGGTCAAGACGGTACAGTAGGTAGATTAGAGTTTGGTAATGTTAATGTTGCATTAACTAGAATATCTAATCAACTAGCATTACAAGGGTTTGATGGCTTTACATTCGGTACTTCGAGTGGTGAAAGAATGAGAATTGATTCTTCTGGTAATGTCGGCATTGGCACATCATCTTTAATAGGCAAGTTAGATGTTGCTGGAAGTCTCACAACTACAACTCCTTCTAATGTTTTGGTTCTATCTCGACCTTACAATCCTGGAGTAGCATTTCATACCGCAGCATCATTTAGACTATCCAATCCTAATACAAACGTAAACAATACTAGACTAGACATAGCGTTACAACAAGGAAACTCAGTATCACCAGTAACACCTGACACTACAGTTATGACGCTTCTAGGTGATGGTCGCGTTGGTATTGGAACAACATCGCCGTTAACTCCATTACATACCTATACCGCAGGTAATAATTCACTAACGATTGAAGCTGGAGCTGGCGATTCTCAAGTTATGTTGAGATCCGCAGGATCGCTTAAATTTCTATTTGGCTATGAAGATTCTGATGATGGTTTTAGAATTTATAATTATGGAACATCAGCTACTTCACTTTTTGCAAAATCAACAAATGGTTATATCGGCATTGGAACAGTTGCTCCAAATGAAAGATTAACTGTCAGTGGAAATGCAAATATAAGTGGAAATATAAGTGCCAACAATCTTGTTTATAATACAGGAAATCAAACCGTAAGTGGAATCAAAAACTTCCAATCTGTTCCATTGGTTAGTGGCGAAGAGGTTTACTATAAAAAGAACGTAGTATATTTTACTGGAAATAATTTTACTCCAGATGCGAATCTTGCAAGAACTTTTGAATATGTTTTAACTGGACTTGCAGGTGCAAGCGCCACTTTGAACGCGCCAATCAATATGAATAATGGCGAAAATATTGTAATAAAAATAAAACAAAGTCCAAGCGGTAGCAACAATATCATATTTAATAGTAATTACAAATTCCCAGGAGGAGTTATTCCCTCTTTAACTTTGACACCAAGCAAAGCAGATATATATACAGCGCTTAAAATAGATTCTAATTTTTATTCGACTTATATTAAAGATTTTATTAATTAAAAAATATGTTTTTACCATTTTCGAATTTAGACAAAAATACCACAACAGAAAACTTATTATATCCGAACGGTATAGTTTACGCTTCTTTGGTTAAAGATAATATTTTGTATCTTGGCGGATCTTTTAATTCACTTTGTGAAGTTTATCCAAGTTATGCAACATTAGATAATGAACTCAATATTTATCCAGCAGAAGTAGATACTAGAACATACGGAACAAGAAACAATAAAGGAGTTGTTGATACTACAGTAGATCAGTATGGAAATAGATATTTACTTGGTGGTTTTTCATCGGTGAATAATCTTTCTCAAGTGCCATTCCCAGATGGAAGAATTTCTCAATCCCCAGCGAATTTTTTATTTGGAAAAATAGGATTGGCGCAAATTACTCCTTCGGGTTTAAATACTGGACTTGGATTGAGTCTTGGCGGCGGAACAAGTTTGAGAAATATACAAAGCATTGGCTCTGGAATATTTTTCATGCATGGTGGAAATAATATAGCTGTGTTTACAGGAAATGGAGCATTTAACGCTGCAAGTTATAATTATGGTTTATATAATCAGACTGTTATGAAATTTAATCTGCTTGAAAATCCTGCTAATAATTATAAATGGGCTTTAAGGGCAGACCAGCTTTGGACTCAAAATTTCTCAAACGCCACTAAAACAGATGGTCCTCCAATAGATTATTTTGCAGATACGGGAAATTTTTATCCTAATAAAACTGGAATTTGGATCGCTGGACAATTTACAACTGCGGCAGGAGTCGTTTGCAATCGCTTGGTATGTTTAGATTATGTAAGCGGAACTTATATTACTGGATTAACCATAGCTAATGGTCCCAATGGTAATATAGATCAAATCTTAAAATATGGAGATAAAATTTATATCATGGGTCCCTTTACAACTTTTAGTGGAGTATCCAGAAATCGAATGGCGGCAATAAATCTGCCAAGTATGAGCTTATCTCCATTTAATCCCAATGCTAATAGCACCATCAGACAAATGGCAACTGGAGCAAATGGTATGTATTTGGTGGGAGATTTCACTACTATTAATGGATCAGGTGGAAACTATCAAAACATCTGCAAAGTTGATTACGAAAGTGGGCTTTTAATTACAGGCTTTAGACCAAAATTTAATTTTGGAAATAATCCTTGTGGAAGTATTGCTGAATTTGGTGATAAAGTTATTATAAATTCGACAACACCTAACAATAGAAGCTGGACATATAAAATTGATAATCGTCCGACAAGTGGTCCTTTGATACCTGATTATCATAATCCAATAGCTTTTCCTATAGTAATAGATAATATTAGCGGTTTAACCACTTATACTGGTTTAGGCTATGGAGCTGGTACCACAAATGTATATCAAGGAGATCAAAGTTCTATTGCGGGTTTTAATGTGATTAAAAAAATAGATAATAAAATACATATTTTTGCCAAACAAGGTGGAGCTTTTGTGCAGAAAGTACCTAGAAACAATGCTTTTGCAGTCGATCTAAATACGAATAGAATAACAGAATGGAATCCAAATCTCCAAATGATCAACGCTGCTACTAGCGCATACTCTCTCGCTAATGATACGCAAGCAGTATATTGTATGCATCTTGATACGGGAGATAATACAATAACAATTGGCGGAAGATTTAATACTGTAAATGAATCTAACAACGCTTCTAAAATCAGAAATTCTATAGCTATTGTAGATGCCATCAGCGGTGGGTTAACAACAAATTTAAATGTTAATTTGGGAGTAAATTACGATGTTATAGCAATCGAAAAAAGTGGAAGTACGCTATTTTTGGGCGGAAACTTTATTTCTGGAACCGTGCCTAATAGATACAACAATTTTATAGGACTAGACATAAATACTAATGCGCCAACTCATGGAAGAAATTTTGAAATTAATAATAACCTTTTTGGTTTAAATTCTAATAAAACTTCCAGTTCAAAAGTTTCCTGCATGAAAAGGAAAGACAATCTTCTTTATGTCGGAGGAACTTTCGACACAGTAAGCGGAAATAATAGATATGGAATTTTTTGTTTAAATATACAAAATAACACAATAACAGATTTTAATTTAAACCTTGACAGAGGCGATGTCAAAGCCATGGATATAGATCCATCTACTAATACTTTGTATATTGGTGGCGGATTTAGATCGGTATTGGGGCAAGAAAGAAATTATGGCGCAGCTATAAATTTAAATAATACGGGGTTGTTAGAATGGGACCCAGAACTGTCTAAAGAACCGACAAATCTTAAAGTTACTCCATCTGGAGTAGTAATATGTGGTAGCTTTTCTAATGCTGGAGAAAGAAGAGCTGGGTTGGCATTTTTTAGCATAGAAAGCGGAAGTCTTTTAAAGCGAAATGTTCATTTAATGGGATCTACATATGGAGGAGTGTATACAACAGAAATACATAAAAAAACTTTATATGCAAACGGAAGTATAATCTCTGCAACTATACCTCAAAGCGTTGGATCACAAAATTTTACTCCACATGCGTTTCAAATGAGATATAATTTGGAGTCTGGTCATATTGTAACTGGATATGTTAACGATAGAGATGGCGCTCCACTTTGCATTAGGGGAGGGGGGCAGGTTTTATCTACATTTTTAGAATCTGGTTTTATGTATATGGGAGGATCATTTACAAATGTTCAAAACATGTCTCCAAGCACAAACACAAATTCTACAGTTACAAGAAATAGGGTTGCTTGGTTTGATTTAAATAACCAAATGATTTCTGGAATAGACTATAATGTAAATAGTGACGTTCGAGCAATTAAAAGAAAAGATAATTTTCTTTACATAGGTGGATCATTTACATCTGTATTGGGTGTGGCAAGAAATCGTATAGCAAGAATAAATTTAAATACAAATACTCTTGACGCATGGAATCCAAATTCCAATAGCACTATTTATGATTTTCAATTTAGCGGCGATAAACTTTTTGCTGGTGGTGATTTTACAACTATGAGCGGATTAAGCAGAAATAGAGTTTGTAGATTTGATATTTCTTCAGCTTCAGGAGGAGTTCTTGAATCTTACAATCCACTGATTTTAAATGGCGGGATTAGAAAACTTTTAGTTTCGGGAGATAGTTTATACGCTGGGGGAACATTTGGTCAAGTTGGAGCAGCTGCAAATAATGTTTATGCTTATGCTGCTGCTTTTAATGCGAATAATGCTAATCATATTACGACTTTTCGTCCTTTTTCTGGCTATACTGTTCCTACAACTTATTGGTTTGCAAATCGAGCCGCAGGAGGAACAGATGGAGTTACATCTTTTCACATGCATCCTAGTGGATTATTTATAGGTGGAGATTTTATATCAGTGGGGGGTTCTGGTGATGATGTTAGTCCAAGAGGAGTGTTTTTAGTTAACCCCGCCAGTGGAAACATATTAAGAAATTATGGAGGATTCGGTCAGCAAAGTATTTTTAAAGAAAGAATGCCTTTTGGTGCGGGAGATAGTCATCCTGGAAATATATGGGATATAAAAAGTACTGGAGATATGTTAATAGTTGGAGGTGAATTTGCCGATGTGCCAGAATATAGATATTCAAATTCCGCTTCTCCTCAAAACAGTTTCATTACTTTAAAAGATAAAATAACAGGAGTAAATATTGGCAATTTTGATTTTACAATAGATTCAGAATTGCCAGCATCTTTAAATGATGCGTTGAATAATACAAATTCAAATAGCTCGAACTTGTTTGTATATGATGCATCTTTTAATGAAGATAAAATATTTTTCCATGGATTATTTGGCGACATGAAAGATCCAAATTTTAGATGTTCTATTGCCGCTATGGATTATAGCGGAAAGATTGATAAGAATTTTCAAGGTTTTGGAGTGTAATAAAATATATCATGGAACAAGTAATAGTTGATCATTTAATTTCTTTAGGATTTGAAGATTCTGGACAAGGTGTTTTCAAAAAACAAGAGATAACGATAACTCATGCAGAAAACGCTTATCATTTAAGTTTTTATCTTGATCCTTTTGGCGATATTACCCTAGTCAACAGAATAGACGAAAGAAGATTTTTAGATATAAAAATTAACAATTTTATAGATTGCGTGCAATACGTTAAAAATAAGCTATACTAAAATAATTACTTTTACGCTGAACTCTTTGCATCGCCAATCAAAGGCTCCATAATATCTGTAACTAAAAACGTGTTGTATTGACTGAGGCTTGGTATCATTGCCAATGCCTCTTCATTACGTAAGAATACACTTACCATGTGTAGTATTTTTGCAGGACGAGAGCTTTCGTATAGATATATCTCGCACAGATAGTTGAAAATCGTCTCATAAACAAACAGGCGAATCATTAAATTGAAGCATGAATTATACTCTTCAATAAACTGTTCCTGATTAAAATCTGGAAACAAAGATTTATAATCCATCGCAAATTGTCTTTGATATTCTAGCGGAATGCCCATGTTAATAAACAAATAGCACAAATCAAACAACTGATTTCCCATGTAACCATTCTGTAGGTGCTGGAATTTAAACAAATTATTTCTGATTAAAATGTTATCAGTGTTGAGCTTTCCGTGGCAAAAGTCAGAAGTCTTACAGAAACTTTGCCGCGAAAGATATTCGATTTCGTTTTTCAGAATTTGAAGAATTGACCGCAGACTATTGATGTTAGAATGATCTGCAATAGCGGCAAGTGAATGTTCTGGTAGCTGTTCTATATCGCAACGAGAGAACAGATCGTTGATATAATGCGTGAATGTTCTATCTACCTTTACGCCGCGCAATTGATCGAAAGAGTATAAGAAAGAATCGCTGCTCTCTATAAGAGATGATATGCCAAACTCTGTTACTGTGTCTGCTGATTCAAACGAGGTCACAATATACTGTAGATGCTCACCATACTTGGTCTTGCCATGTTTGTAAGCAACAGGGGCAAATGGGGCTAGCTGTTTGAGAATACCATACTCATGCGCGAAAAATGAACCATCGCCATCGAAAGAGTATTTGAAGTATCGTGGTTGTCCATCAACTGTAGCTTTGAAGCAGTCGAAGTCCATTTGTGAATCCAAAAAACTAACATCCTCTACAGAAGAAAAGCCAATCTTTTTTAATAGATTAGCTGCCAAGAGTTCATTTTCTGTGTCTGTTTGATTCAGAGAAAATAGATAAGGTCTATCAGCATTTGTTATAGATTTCACTTTGTATTATAACGAAAAAACCCAGCCTTTCGACTGGGTTTTAGGTTTTTTATATTCGACTTACTTATGCAGCGTAACCTGTGCTATTAGTAAAGACGAAATCAATTCCCGATTTATTGATCAGTCGCTCACGACGATTTTTGCGATCATAAATCGACACTTTTTGTGGAGTTTCACGACGAAACTGAGCGTTGATAACTTCTCCGTTTTTGAGATAAAGACCGAAGAAACGACCTTTTGCTTGTTTCATTGCGTCTACTGCCGATGTTTTTTTAGTTTGTTTGTTCTTCATTGCGCTGTTATACTAAGCGATTACCACCGACTTGTCAAGAACTTTTATCGTCAAATTGCGACTTTTTTTACCAGAGGCAATGAATTGCGCGACTGAAGTTTGCACTTTGTTTCTGAAGATTGTTTTGATTTCGCGAGCGTGTAGTTTGCTTACGTCATCGACTAAATCTGAAAGAGTGATTTGGCAGTTGATTTTTATTCCTTTTTTATCTGCTCTCTCTTTGAGTTCTTCAAGGCACTGATCGAAAATCTTAGAAAGAGATTCTTCATTGATTTTTTCAAAGATGATAATCTCGTCAATACGCGAGCGCATCTCTGGAGACAGCGCCTGTTTGATAGAAGACTCGAAAGAATTGGTGACATCTTCTGCATGAGACATAAAGCCCATTGACGGCTTGCTTGCTTCTACTGCGCCAATGTTACTCGTAAGAACGACAATCGTGCGAGAGAAGTCGATGTTGCGCCCATATCCATCTTTAAGCTTTCCTTCATCGAGGATTTGAAGCAACAAATTCAGCACAGAAAAGCTACCCTTTTCGATTTCATCAAACAAGATGAGACTGTTGGGATTGTTGCGCACGAAATCTGTAAGAATGCCTCCTTCGTCATATCCAACATATCCTGCACTTGCCCCCAAAAGTCGAGACACAGAAGCTGATTCTTGGTATTCGCTCATGTTAAGCTGTAGATAGCTGCTGTCATTGCCGAAGAATTCTTTTGCAATTTTTTTGGCAGTATAAGTTTTACCAACGCTTGTCGGACCAACAAACAGAAAGCTAGACAATGGTTTATTCGGGGCATTGAGTCCTGCTTTTGCACATGCCAAACAATTGTAGATTTTTTCGATTGCTTTGTTTTGACCGAAGATTTCTTTTTTGAAGTTGTCTGCCAGATCAGAGAATTTTTTGTCCAAGTTATTTCTAAGTGTATCTACATTCATGCCTGAGAGTTCCGACATAACCTTGAGCAAGTCTTCCATAGTGACAACTGCGATTGATTCTTCACCTGTTTGATTAGTGGTATTGAAGATGCGAATTTTTGCTTTAGCAAAAGCGCGATCAATAACATCAAAAGCCTTGTCGATGAATTTTTTGTGCGGCAAATAAGTCTCGCACATATCAACTGACATTTTTAACATTTTTTTCGGGAACTTAATGCCGTGATACTTTTCATAAGCTGGGGCTGCTTTCAGAACAATTTCTTTCATTTGTTCCAAGTCAGGTTCTTTAATATCTAAAATGTGGAATCTTCGTGTAAGTGCGGCATCTTTTTCAAAGTATTTTTTATATTCTGAATATGTTGTTGCGCCAATGCACTTAATTTCGCCGCGAGCTAGTGCTGGCTTGATTAGGTTAGCAAAGTCTGGAGAACCTTCTTTGCCGCTGCCAGCGCCGATAATGCCATGAATTTCGTCAATGAACAAGATGGCGTTACCGTCAGCTTTCAGTTCTTCGACTAGCTTGCTAAAACGCATCTCAAATTGACCACGATACTTGCTGCCAGCAATAAGCGATCCAACATCAAGAGAGTATATTTTTTTGTTTTTTAATGGTCCGTTATACTTTGGCGAAGAAATGTTTTGAGCCAAGCCTTCGACAACAGAAGTTTTTCCAGTTCCAGCTTCTCCAAGTAAAACGCAATTGCTTTTGATTTTGCAGTTAAGAATTTCTTCTAGGCTGCTAATCTCTTTATCTCGACCAGAGATGATGCCAAAACCTGGCTTTGATACAACATCGTTTAGCAAAATGCAAAATCTATTGATTTGCGATTGACCTAGTTGTTTTGATTCAGCTGCATCTTCTTCATCGTCAAGATCGAGACCAAGATCATCGCCAATCATTTCTATCGAATCGCTTTTAAGAAAAGCGTCAATAGAGTTTTTGAAATGCTCTGTATCAATGCCATTCTCTAGGAGAAAATCGCAAAACTTTTCTGAGCTTTGAAGAACGCCCCAAATAAAATGCTCTGTTCCAATGAACATGTTCTCATGCTTGATGGCGAGCATAGTAGCGTTTGAAATGCAATTCTGGATTTCTTTTTCGACAAGAGACTCCATTTCAGTGCTGAAAAACATATCAGGATTCTTCTTGGCGAATTTTTCTACAATAGTATGAAGAGTTTTCGGCTTAATAGAGAAACCTTTGCTTTCTATAAACTCAAGAAAAGGTGTGTTGCTATGCTCCCATAAGGAGATCAGCAGGTGATAGATGTTGGTTATTTTATGATTCTTAGATTCTGCTAATTTAGTTACATGCATCCAAGATTCTAAAGCACTGAATGTCCAATTTTTTTTGTCAAGGTCCATCATATTTGATTACACTGTTATTTTAGCTCTGAGAGCTTCATGTAGATTTTATCTTCTAAAAGGACGAGCTTGTCAAGCATAATAATGTCGTTATTTTTTTGACCAACACCAATTACCACTTCTCCTTTTTTGGGAATCTTTTTACCAGAACTTAGGAAGTTTGTAAGTTTCGGCTCTCTGCTGTTGTCCATAAGTAGCATTGAAATGTTACCACGCTCATCAGCAATGTCAATGCGAGCATATTTGTTTCCATTGGCGCTAGTCCTAGAAATGGAATCCACGACAAACCCGACAGAACATACGGTGGTATTGTTACTGACTGAAGATAAATCATGCGAAGAAACAAAATGAGACTGACTAGCTTCTTTGAAGACTTCGCGAATGTTTTGTGAATAGCTGTAACCAAGAAGCTTGCTCTCAAAGAACCAGTTAGCATACTTGATATGTTGTTTATTTTGGTCATAGATTTGTCTATAGGGTTGATATTTTGTTTTGAATGTTTCAAAACGCTTTTCAGAAAAGATGGCTTTGTTGTCATCGCCAACTGCTTTGGTTTTTACGGAGTCGCTGATGCTTTCCAAAAGATTGAAATTATACTTTTCGCCCAAAGTAATCAGGTTTCTTTTCTCTCTATCTGTGAGGATATTAAATGTTTGCGCTTCCAAAACTAATCGGCAGCGATCTTTCTCAACGAAGTGATCGAGTAAACCAGCTTGAGCAAGTCCAGACATTAAGCCAATATTCACACCAGCTTGTTTTGCCGCCATAAACACCTCATATTTGTTTTCGAATTCTCCTTGACGAAACTCTAGCAATGCTTCTAGGGACTTTGTAGAAACGCCTTTGATCGTATTCAAGCCGTAGCGAATATCTTTACCTTCAATCGAGAAGTCGATTTCAGATTTGGTAAGACTAGGAGGCAAAAGCTCAATGCCAAATGACGAAAGCTCTTGGGAAATCTTTAGGATTTCTTCATGAGGACTTGGCTCGAATTGCGCAAACTTCAAAAGGCTCAAGAAGAACTGTTGAGGATAGTTGAATTTGAGATACACAGTCGTAGCTGCAAGGTAGGCATAAGCCATAGAGTGCGACTTGTTGAACGAGTAATTTGCAGAGTCTTCGGCAACCTTCCACAGAATATCTCCAATGATAGGATCAAGACCGTTCTCTTGGATTTTTTGAGCGATTTTATCTTTCCACTCCGCCATTTTATCGACTTTTTTCTTGCCAACAATTCGACGCAATTGTTCTGATTCATCAAGATTAAATCCGACCTTTACTGCCATCTTCATCAACTGTTCTTGAAACAAAGGAATGTTGCCAGTGTATGAGAGAACATCATCGAAGAACGGATGGATAGATTGAGACTCGCCTGTTCTTACATATTCTGCATACTTGTCGAGGAAGTCTAATGCTCCAGGTCTTGCGATAGCAACTACCGCAGAAAGCTGCTCTAGGTTGCGTGGCGCGACTTTCTGTGCGACTTTGAAGTTGGTATCAGCTTCAATCTGGAACAGACCTTTAGGAGCTTGCAGTGTTTGCAATGCTGCGTAAATAGAAGGATGCTCTACATCAATGTCGTGAGCTTTGATGCCAATCTGTTGGCAAACGTCATTAACTACCGACAGTGTGCGCAGCCCAAGAATATCGAACTTGACCATCAGCTCTGCCACATTGTTCATATCATACCCCGAAACTAATGCTTCTTCACCAGTATTCTGCACAGGCATAATCTCTTCTAGTGGATAGTAGCTAATAGCAATACCAGATGGATGAACGCCGACATTCTTGTTAAGACCTTCGATCTTTTTGGAGATGCGATAAATACGTTTGTTCTTGTTGGCGAATTCTTTGAAGACTTCACTTTCTTCATACGCTACGCCAAGCTTCGCTACCTTGCCAAACTTTTTGGGGATTGAATCACTAATTATATTAACTTCCGACTCTGACATCTCGCCAACAATCTTGCCGCACTCTTTAATGCATAGTTTGCTGCTTAGAGTGTTGAGAGTTAGAATCTTGGAAGTTCTGCCAGCGTATTTTTTATTAATATAATCTAGCACTTCTTGTCGTCTATCGTAGCTAATGTCGTTGTCAACATCGCATAGTAGCGAGCCATCCAAAAATATTTCGCCGTTGTGTTCGATTTTTCGCGCACGGCTTTTGGAAACAAATCGCTCGAAGAATAGATCATGTTTGATTGGGTCAATGTTAGTTACGCCAATTGCATACAACACCAAACTTCCAGGAGCTGAGCCACGACCCGCACCTGTAGGAATGCCTGTTTCGTGACAGAAATTAATAATGTCCCAATTCAACAAAACATAATCAATAAAGCCCAAATCTTCAAAGACAGACAATTCCATCTTGAGACGCTCAAAGTATTTTTCTTTGTTTGGAAATTCAAGAATGCCTCGTTTTTTCACACCTTCAAAACAAATGCGGCGTAAGAATTCAAAGTTAGAAATGCTATCGGGAATTCCCAGCTCTTGATAGTAGCGCTGTTCGATTTGGATTTTAGGAAGTTTTACCCCTGCTGGAAATGGGGATTCGTAATGTGAGAATTGTTCAATCATAGATCAATGTTAAAAATTTGTTTTTTGAAGATTTCGAATGTCATCTCTACATCGTAGAGGCTATCGTGAAGTTTTTTAGGGTCATGAGGAATGTCGTAGTATTTAAGCATGAATGCTTGACTGGTTTTTAAACCCTTTTCGCGAATATGCAACATCTTATATTGCCATGATAAGAAATTTTCTTTGTCGGGCAAGATGTTCTTGAATATGGCAGTGGATATTGATTTTGTGTCAATGACTCTTTTGACATAAGAGTGATCGCTATCCATGCCGATCATTTTGCGCCAGACGTTGATCATATAAACATCGAAGCCAAGAAAGTTCTGCCCAATAACTAAAAACGATGGATCATAAAGATACTTGGAAAGTTTTTCGAATACCTGAATAGGATGTTCAGCTTTTGAATAATAGTGGTCTTTGTCAAAGCCTGTAATTCTGGCAGCATCGGGAGATACATTTATACTGTCCCAGCGAATAAAGTGATCATGCTTGGAAACGATTGTATTGCCACGGCAAATAGTCCATGAAGCTTGCCACGGTCTGGAAGAAACGAGGTTGAGTCCCTCTGTCTCTGTATCTAAAACTATGTAGCTTTGATCTTTTTTGAATCTAAGTAGGTCGTTCATGGTTGGTTCATTATTGTTTTAAGTTTTTGTTCGTATTGTTCCCAGCAAAATTCATCGCTGCCAAAGTGTTCTAAGTTGGGGCAAGAGAGTGTCGCTTGCTTGCCAAATTTGCGGTCACTGAGAATCTTGTATGTCTGAAAGGCATCGCAGTCAGATTTGTGCTTATAAAAAATAGATTGCACTAATTGAATTGATGCATTTGGCATGGTATCTCGCGCATAACGATGCACAGCTTTCTTGATTAGTTCATCAAATGGAAGTCCATTAGACTCGATGAAAAATACTGGATTGAGCGGTGCGATATTTGGAATGCAATTGCCCATAATCATTTGATTATTAAAAATAAATGAGTCATAAAAAGGAACAGCTAACATCAGATCGTCGCTCCAGTGAGAGATCAGATCGTCATTAGAGATAGCACCTTTTTGACTTGTATTGATAAAAGAATACAATTGATTCAAAGCTTTGCAACCAGCGTCATTTTTTGCAAAGGCAATAAGCTTATGATTAGACTTGGTATTGGCATCAGAGTTGCAGCATACGAATTTGTAGCCGAAGTGTAATTGAATGCCTAGCTCTTTAGAAATTCTAAAGGCTTCGAAGAATCCAGTCATTGATTCCTCAACCAAGAAAAGGTTCTTCAAACCGCTTTCTTTAGCGATTGAAAAGATGCTGTCAGAACCATCCGAAGTTTCTTTGTCGGGGTGCTGTAGCGTGAGAATCGACTTGCCTATCGAGAAGTGAGATGTAAATATAGGAATCATCAAGAAGAGAATAATACATCCCCTTCACGATGTCAAGACTTTTTTTGATGTGTAGGACATCCGCCATAGCTACGCTTCTCGTATTTTTGTCCTTCTGGAATATCTGATTCATTAAAATATGATTTTAATTGCTTTCCGTTTTCATCTACAGTGGAGAAATAATCGAAAGCCCATTTACAGGAACATGCCCACATAGGAGTTCCATCAATCTTTAGCTGTCCTGGATATTTGGCGAATCCACATTGTAGTGGTCCACTAAAAGTTTTATCTTTCGGGAACGGCTGCTTAGATGCAAAGTTAGAATAAGCATCTTCTTCGGAGAAATTGTCGAGGTATTCTTGAATCGCTGTTAGTTGATGCTCAAAGCCTTCTAAGTCATCATCGGTGATTGGAGCCATGCGAATGATGCCAGAGTTCTTTGAATCGTCTAATTCAAACTTCAAAAATAGAAACTCGCTTGCTCTATCCGAATATTCGGGGAACAAGTGTTTTACTGCAAGACTATACATGTAGTCTTGTAAATTGTCTTTAACTTCTTTGCCTTTGAAAGTTTCGCGGCTAGTTTTAAAATCTCGAATTAGTGCAAACTTCTGCTTCTTGTAGAGAAATAGTTTGTCGATGAATCCTTTGATTTTGTATTTGAATTTTCCGTCATTAACGACAATATCGAAATCTTGTTCCGACACGGCTAGAGCTGGTTTTCCAGCAGATAGACCGAAGAAGTCATACATCAGTCCATTGAGTGTCATTTTTTTAATCAACTCGATGTTATCATCATCATTTACCCCAAGACGTTTAGCGTGTTTGAAAATTAGTTTCTCGATAGACTTCACCGAAAAGACATCTTGTTTTTTAATGATTTTGTCGTAGATTTTTTTTCTACGAGGCTCGCCAAGAACTTCAAAGATTAAGTGGCAGATCGTGCCGCGATTTGCGCCATCGTTTGATTTGTCGGGTATGCCAATAACATACTTCGCATAATACATCCAGCTACAAGACTGGAGAGTTTTGATGCGACTAGCGGATAACGAATTCTTTGGTTCACTCATGAGGATTTTAATACTTTTCTTAGCATAGACAGGTCTTTTTCTTTAAATTTCTGCTTGTTTGCGGCTACAAAAGTAATCAATTCCTTGATGAATTGAGAACGGTCTACAGGAGTATTATACCATTTTTTTAGATCGACTCCAGAATTAAATGCGTCAGAGAAGTCATTGTGAGATTCTGGCGGCAAATTAATCTCGATACAATTAAAATCAAAATACGGCAAAAGATTTAACAATGTTTTGACGCATCCAAGATAGCCATGATTCTCGCCATCTAAGTCATTGTTGCCAGCGATTACGATTCTCTTAACAGGAAAAGAGCTGAGATACGATAGCATGATAGACTGACAACCGAGTCCAAAAGATACAAGATTGTTTTTGATGCCAGACTCAAAAAGAGCCATGCTATCGCCTATGCTTTCGACAATCACAACTTCTCCTGCTTTGCGAATGATTGAATCAACAGTTTCTTCTGCGGGAATATATGCTGGATAAATCCAATTCTTTCTCTTACCAAGATGTTTCCACTTGGGAATTTTGTCATTACTATCGTCTATCTTTCTGCCGCTGAAGCCAATGATTTGCTTATACTCGTTGTAGATTGGGAATACCATACGTCGATACATCTTTCCAGATTGAGCGAGTCCAGTTTTGTAAAAGTTAAGAGTATCATCTGACAATCCCTTCTTCTTATAGAAAGAAAAATTGGGGAACAGATTGTTCAGCATTGATTCAGGGTAGATTTGGTCCATTTCGATTGTTTGTTTTTCAATATATACGTATTCTTCAGACTTGTTGATAGAAGATAAAATGTTTTTAATAGCTTGCTGGTCAGAGCCAAAAGTCAATTTGATTAGTCTCTCAAAGGGAAACTTCTGACTGCCTTGAGCATAGTCAGTCCATACTCCAGTGTTCTTGTAAACACAAATAGCAGTTTCATTGTCGCCGCCTCGATATAAAGCTTTTGTGCGCCAATGATTTCCGCAATCAATCAAGCGATACCCTATTTTTTCAAGGGTAGGCTTGATGTGAACGGGATCAATTGAAGTCTGGGATGTCATCTGATTCATTGTCTTCTAGGTCTGCGCCACCTTCCATTACGCGAGCAATGTCACGAAGGTCTCCTTTTTCGGTGATGCAAAAATTATGGAACTCAAGATTGATAAAGTTCTTCCGCAAATTATCGCCAATGCGAACTGGTTCAACAGCACCAGCAATGTCTTTGCCAAGGTGTCGAGCTTTTACATTGATAATTTTATGAGTGCCAAAGTTTCTTCCCTCTGTTTCAATTTCATCAGCAGTTTTATTGCGAAGAATAAACATGTGAGAGCAGAACTGTGTAATTCGGTCTGACAACGATACGATACTTTCATCATCAACAATGTTTGCTGACTGACGGTTGTTGGTAATACCACTTCTGTTAGATTGCACAGATGTAATCATGGGAATGACAGGCTCACCTTCATGAAGGATTTCTTTCTGAAGACACTTCTTGAATTTGTCAACCATTTCGCCGACTACTTGCCATTCATTCTTGCCGCCGCCAGATTCTGAAGTTGTTTTGATATAGTCAAATGAGAAGATCATTTTATTGCCACGACCAACTTTGCCATAGTAGAATCGCTTGAGAACCTTGATCATTGAATCTACATCCATGCCGCCGACATTGTAGTAATAAAACTTGAGGTTTTTTACTTTTGCCCAAGTAGCACGAACCTTTGCGACAACATCTGGTCCAGCTTTTCTCCAGTTTCCTGTTTCGAGAAGATGCATTTGAACTCCAGAAATAGCAGCGCACTGACGCATGATAAGCTCTTCTTTGCTCATCTCGCCATTGTCGAAGTGCAATACAGGAACATTGTATTTCATCGACACTTTAGTTGAGTAGTCCATGCACCATTGAGTCTTTCCTACGCCAGATCGAGCAACGATAACTGTGATGTTTCCAGGTCTTAGCAGTGATCCATAGATTTCATTGATTTTTTCATGAGGACCCATCATGCCGAATTCGGTAATGGGATTGTTGCCTCGCTCTTCAATCAATGCTTCCATTTCATCATAGATGTTTTCTGGCGTATCGTTTCCAATCTCATAAAGATTGATGCGCGAATTGTAGGAGTCATCTGCTGCTCCTATGATTTGACTATAGCTCGACTCTGGAGCAATAGACTTCATCTTGCGAGCAATCTCTTGAGAGGATTCATATATCTCTCTACGAATCGTGAACTTCTTGAGTTCTTTTGCTGTCTTAATTAGATTGCCGTGCGGGACTTTGCGCATGGCAAGCGAGCGAATGTAATCAGCAGGATTGAGTCTATCTTCGAAAGATAATCCTAGTGACGATACTCGTTGTGCAACGATGACCTCATCAATCTGATCGCCAGCGTCGATCGCTTGTTTGATTACTGTAAAGATGGAACTGTGCAGCCCCGAATCTTCGCTGTAGAAATCCTTGTGGCTAATGAAATTGGAAATCTCACAATAGCTTTCGGGTTCTTTGATTAGTGCCGCTAGTAGTTGTTTTTCTAGTTCTAAGTTATAGATCATCTGAGTTGAGGATAAGGTTTTTTTTACCGTTGTCAATTACAAAATTACGCCAAATGAGGAAAAAAGTTCTTCGCAGATTTTATCCTTTGGATAAATTTCGACAAGAGTGATTCCATTGACTTCGCAGAATTGTAATTTCTTTTCATCTCTTTTTAATTGCTGGAGATATTGAAAACGATTGCCGTGGAAGAATTCAACATATTTCGTGTGTTGACCTCCTTGAACTTCGACGGCAATTTTTTTGTTAGCGTTGTAGAAATCAAAAGAAAGGCGAGTGCCGACAAGTTTGAACTCTTCGAAAACAATGTCGTTCTTCCAGTATGGAAAAAGAAATTCTTTAACGTATAGTTGAAACTTGCTGCGACTCTTGCCCTTCCATTTGATTAAATATCTCTTGGCATTTTTAAGCTCTGCGACAGAACCATTGATTGTTTTAAACTTCATTGCAAATTGCTTTCTTGAAATATCCAACAAGGAATTTGCTGAGTTGTGGGTCTTGTTCAATTTTGTTGAATACCGATTCTAGTCCTTGCACTTTACCGAATGCTGGAAGAGAATTTTCCGCGAGAAGTTCTTCAAATTCTTCCGTTGCTGTGTACCAAGCACCACCCTTACCAAGAAACTCCCACAGCAGAAGCAAATCAACGATTTCTTTTTCAATCCATACAGAGTTGCCATTTGTGCGACCGTATTTAATTGGGTAAGCAATCGTGAGATTCGTTTTTTCGTTGGGAGACTTTTTCACAGTTACTTTTGCGAAGTGACCAATGATTGGGTTGTTGACAGCATCAATTGTCTTGTCAGAAGGATTTTTAAGAATTAAATCTCCCTTGTATCGCGGCTCAAACTCAAGAATGAAGTTTGCAAAGTGCAGAAGTGCATTGCCGCCAGTGGCAGTTGTTTGGCGAACTGGAGCTTTGGAATATGGATCGAGCTTAATGTCAGCGCGAACTTGGCTAATGAATACTGCCATGTGACCTCTCTTAGCAAGAGCAATCGAAAGGCGCTTCATAAAGTTTGCGGCAATCACAGCACCGCCAGCAACTTTGTTTGAGTCTTCGAAGTCCTTGTCAAGATCGCCTTTGGTGATTAGTCCATCGACAGAATCAAGCAAGAAATAGTAGCGATTGTCTTCTTCGTTTTTGGTAACGAGTTCGCGCATTGCGGCGACAACAGTTTCATAAATGTTGCTTTCAAATACAAAGCATGTTCCAGCTTCCCATTCTTCTGGCTTGAAAACAAATTTGATACCTGATCTTTCTCTCATTTCCTTAGACAAGCGACCTTCTGCTTTGATGTAGAATCCTTTTGAATTTGGAACAGTCGCCAAAAAGTTTTTCATGAATGCGAGCGCAGCGCTTGTCTTGCCTCCTTCATTCATACCGCAAAATCTATGCAATCCTGGACACAAGCCTCCACCGAGTCTCAAGTCTAGTTGCAGAGAACTGCTCGAAACTTTGTAATCAATTTCATCCTCAAAATTGTAGTGATCTTCGGAATTCTGTTTTAAGAATGAGCCTAGCACGGAGCTTGACTTTAATACTTCTTTATCTTTATCTTGTTTAATTTTAGCCATCTAAAAAGTCTTTTAATGATTTTATTTTTTTGTTTATTGTGGCATCCTCGCCAACCTTCTCACCTATATCGTAATCGGGGTACTTGGATAAGTCAACCTTAAAATTGAATGCGCGAAACTTTTTATCCATTGTCTCTTTAAGTTTGTCACAGACTAAATAAGCCAGAGAGTCAAGCTGTTTGTCAAAAGAAACGGCATTCATGAACTCAAGCGAGTATCTTTCGCACAAGTCATTTAGCAGCTTCATTTCTCGCATATAAAACAAACGCTTATCCTTTGTGGGGACAAGCGTGAGTCTTGCGAGTATGTGTTTTTTGTTGATCTTACTCTTTGCCATCCAAGAGCATTATGTCATGAAAAATCATCTTGTCAACTAAATTTTTGAAAGAAGTTTTTGGCTTCCATCCAAGCTCTTGACGAGCCTTTGTTGAATCACCAAGAAGAAGCTCAACCTCTGCTGGGCGATAGAATTTTTCATTGATTACCATCAGCACTCTGCCAGTTTCTTTTTGTTGAAAGATTTCGTTAATATCAGATCCTTTCCATTCGCCATGAATACCAGCAGCTTCAAATGCGAGTTCAACGAATTCGCGGATTGTGTGGGTTTCATTGGAAGAGAGAACATAGTCGCGTGGCTCTTGTTGATTGAGCATTTTCCATATACCATCGACAAAATCTTCTGCGTCTGACCAATCTCTTTTGGATTCGATATTTCCAAGTTCCAGAAGATTGTAAGCTTCTTCATTATCAATTGCTTTTTTAATGCGAGCTACTGCTTTGGTAATTTTGCGGGTAACAAATTCTTCACCACGACGAGTTCCTTCGTGATTGAATAACCAACCCTGAACAGCATATAGTCCATAAGATTCTCGCCATACTTTGAGAATTTGTCTAGCTGCTGCCTTAGATGCGCCATAAGGACTTCTTGGGCGAAGAGGATGCTCCTCACTCTGAGGCACTGTTACTACATCACCAAACTCTTCAGATGATCCAGCTTGATAAAATCGGCAAGCAGGATGATAGTTTCTGATTGCTTCAAGAATATTGAGAACTGATGTTGCGTTAGTTTCCCAAGTTTGTTGAGCAAAATCCCAACTACTTCCGACAAAGCTTTGAGCTGCCAAATTAATAAAATAGTCAGGCTTTAGTTTTTCAATAATTCTCGAAATGGAGTGACAATCTGTCAGGTCAAAATTAATCAAATGGAATCTTTGGCTATTGATATGAGACAAATTTGTATGATTGTAGACACTCAGCCTACGAACGCAACCAAAGATTTCATAATCAGTATTTTCCAGTAGATAGTCTACCATGTGGCTTCCGTCTTGTCCAGTAACTCCAGTTACAATTATGCATTTTTTATTGCCAAGAGTTTTGGCAGCGTCTTCGATATTTAGTATATTCATGTGATCTATTTTTTTGCCTATGTATTTTTCTTTAAGATTGTCCATTTGCCTATTGAGTTTAATTAAAGATAATTATTTTTTATCATTTATCAATAAAACATCATAATGATTAGATCCATATCGAAAATGTGCTGGCTTTGAAGAAATTAAAGAAAAACCCATTGATGTAAGCTTATTGATTATGATAGAATTGATGGCTCTTAAATTTGGATTGACAAAATCATGGAATTCTATCGTAAGCTGTTTAAATTTTTTCAAATCTTTTTCTTCTGCATTCAATAAAAGATCATATTCTGCTCCTTCAATGTCAATTTTTAGAATATCTATTAATTCATCGGGTTGCAAATCCATCATATTAATTAATTTTTTTAGTGTAGTAGTTTTTATTTTATGAACCTTCATTGATTCAGAAAAATAATCAAAAACGATAGATCCATTATAAGGAGAGCTTTCGTCCTCATTAAAAGATACATACTCTTGTTCTGCATTGTGAACAATAGCCTGATTTAGCAATATAAAATTGTCTTTGTTTTTTATTTTGCAAAAATTTGTTGGGTTAGCTTCAACTAGAATAGATTGCTGTATTTTAAATTTTTCATTTACCCCAGAAGAGAATTCTCCCAAGCAAGCTCCGAGATCAATAATTTTCAAGTCCTTATCTTTTAATAGAGACTCATCTAAAGTGTGTTCACTAATTGTTATCATATATTTTTTTATTTTGTTTAGATAGCTCGGTATCTTCTATTTCTCCGATGTTAAGATGTTTAAAATACTCCCAATCTCTTGCATCGTCTGGATGGTGATTATTGACATCTCCTCTTTTCATTTTAACCTTTTCCCAAAATTCAATTGATTGTGTTGTATAGTGATTGATGATTAAATCATAATCTTTTTGACCTAAATATGAAGCATTTATTGATGAGAAATTTCCAATTGGATCGTGAACCCAAAGACCACTTATTCTGGCATCGCCATTGATTATGTATTTGCGACTAGATGTTCTATTAGGAATGAAAGATCCATTAATGAGACACATCATTTCTCCATCTAAATCATGCCTCATCGTGCAAGATTGAACTATTGACTTTGGGTGTTCGACATTTCCATTTGAGTGAAACATCGCCCAATTCGCATATATTGCGTCATATTGTTTATATTTATTTAAAATATTTTTCAAATCTATTTCCTTGGGGGAATACCAAAATTCATCCAAATCGCAAATAATTGTCCATTCGGAATCTTTAATTTTAGGCAATATAAATTTATCATAAATAGCTTGTTGTCTATTATGAAATTTAGAAATGTCATTAATGATGAGAGTGACTACTTTTTTTTCTATATAAGGAGAAATAATTTCTAAGTATGAGTCAGAACTATTATCGTCAATTAAATATATATGTTCAACACCATGAAATAAATAATGCTCAATCCATTCCTTTAAATTTAAGGACTCATTTTTAAAAATAGCAGCTACAGATAACTTGTATTTTTTCATGATCTCATTTCTGTATGGTTTTTATCTCTATGGATAATAAGTCTTGGCACGTTTAATCGCCACGATTCAGGATAAGAAAAAGAAGAAGAGACGATATTTACCTTTTCTTTATTATGAAAGAAATAATGATTTAGGTGTGATTCGTCAAACCATTTAGCAATAAAATCATTATCTAAATCAATTTTAGCATTTTTATAAAGAGTGTCGCACATTTTTAAAACCTCTGAAGGAATTCCTCCCCAAAAGCAACCTTGAACATAATTTCCAATTTGCGTTGGATCTAAATATGCGGTAGAATTTTTATTTGTTTCTATATCCCACATATTTGGCGTAAATAAATTCTGTGGGTGATTAACGGCAAATAAATCATGAAATTCAAAATCATTAACATTTTCGACAACTAGTAGATCTGCGTCAAAATAAAAAACATAATCATATTGAGAAATTAAATCTTTTTTATCTACAAAATAACTATACCTTTTTAAAGAATTAAGTGGCCATTTTTCATGTTCAATTTTATTAAAAAAAACATTTGTTAATTTTTCTGAAAAAATATCTTCATCGGAAAAAAGTATAAAATGCTTTTCAAATTCATTTAGAAATTTTTTATTTATTGACTCGACAAGATCGAGCATTAGAGATCTGTATTTATTTGTTCCAACTGCTAAAATTGCTATTTTCATATTTATATTTTTATCCATTCTTTTAGTAAAAGATCTTCCATATATTGAGCATTATTTCCTTCACACGAAAGATTTGCTAAATGTTGAGTAATCCATTGTTTTGGAGTTATTATAATTTTATTAGGATTTTTATTTAAATAAGCTCCCCACCAACTAAATGTTGAATTGGCTATGATATTGTGATCACATTTCGACATTAATTCTAAATCAATATAATTGGCATTGTTATCAGCGAACTCAATATTTTCAAATCCCATATCTTTAGTAAAGTTTTTTTTGCACCATTCAATATCATTTGAAAAAACTAAGAACTTTGTATTTGGTGGCATCAAATTATAGGCAGTTTTATAATAATCGTATTCTAATTGTTCATAAAAATGAGAAGATGATAAGTAGTCTCCTCTACGAACATGAATAGAGCAATAACCACTTCCATTAAATGGAATTAAATTTGTAGTAAATAAATCTATAATTTCATCTTTATAGTCTAAGAAATACTTCTCACTTTGAAAGTCGCCATAAAAATAAAAATCTTCATTAATGTTCGGAACTTCTCTATAGAGCATTGCAGATTCTTTAAAAACTGGAAGATTTTGGGGATTTTCATTTGAAAATTTTATTTTAGAAAAAATTGTATTAATATACAAATCAAACGGGGAATGTGGGCTGTCGTCACATAGCGATCTATAAATTTTAAAATTTTTATTATATCTTTTGGCATAAGCATAAGATGCAGCAATCTTAAATAAGATATTACCAAGTCCACTTTGCAATATAACAGAGCATGTATTCATTTGTGTATAAAAAAAACGTCCTTTCTGTCTATTTCGTATTGCTTAAATACACTAGTAAAAGGCTCTCCGATAAGTATGTTTTTGTCGGCAAGATGTTTTCTAAAAACATATTGACCAACCCACATATCAGAATTAAACTCTGGTTCTCCAAGCCTTATTCTTGTTTCGCAAAATTGATTTAAAAATAACATTATGTTGTAATAATTACCACCAATTACGCCCATGTTAATGAGTTCCCATCGACCTGCCATAATGGAGAATAAAACATAGTCATCCCATCCAACTTGTTGATGAAGATCTAAATAAGCAAACTCATTGAGCATAATGCTGTCTTTGCATACAAATAAATCAGTATCAGAAAACTCCGCAATGATTTGAGAAGGATCTTTGACAACTGTTACATCTGATCCATCAGTAAGAAATACGCTATCGAATTTGTTTTCTTCCAAGTAATTTCGATAGCAAAAAAATCTCCAATCATTATTAGAGTAATCGGATGGAGATACTTTGACAAATTTAATCTTGTCAGTGGTATATTTACTCAAAAAGTCATCAGATAAATTGTCGTAAAAAATACGACCTTCGAGACCAAGTTTATCAACTGAACTATACCAAGGCTCAATATATTTAAAATCATTTTGCGCAACGCGACCGTCTGCTTGACGACCGATTACCCAAGGATCATTAGGATCATTAGGATGTTGCTTTAGAGAGAAGTAAGAAGTAAAAATGACTGAACTCACAGCCTATTTTAACTTACAAATCAACTTCTTCAACCTGAATTTCTACATTTTGTAATTCTGGATATTCTGCAATAATTTCGTCGTATTCGACAAATTCAGAGTCATCCCAATCCCAATCCATTCCATCATCATCGCTCAAAAGGAATTCTTCTGATGCCATAGATGATACAGGCTTCTTGCTCCAGAATCGGCAGCTCCAGTAACGAGCTTTCCAGCGAGGACCAACATTGGTATCACACTGATGTCGGGCGCGGAAGTTTTTTCTGCGATCTGGATCGTCTCTGCGAATCTCCATGTTAGGATCGCCGAACTTAACCATCACAGTGTTGCCTTTGTCATTTTTGACATAGACACCGAATTTTTTGTTGGAGCCACTTGGAAGACGGAACGGTTTGCCAAGAGTCTTCTTCTCAGCTTCGCTATAATCAATATCAAAGAGATCAATGTCTCCTTCTTCATCCAAGTCTACATTAGCTTTCAAAAGGTCAATACGCGCCAAATCAAAGTCAATAGAATCAAACTCCCAAAATACATCTTCTGGCTTTTGTTCGTAATACAATTCTTCACCAGATGCCACATCTTGATCGGCAGCGCGATAGGAATTCTTTACTTTGCCGCCAGCTTGCATCTTCAAAAACATATTGACGCGAGCCATTGCCCAGCTGTTTCTATTCTGTCCTGGTCTGTGAGACGAAGAAAATGCGCCTAAACCACGACGATAAACTTTCTTCAATTGAGAAAGCGTGACTTTTTTGCTGTGTTTTTCGTTATGGTTTTTGACTTTCTCTTGCAAAGAATTGACGATCTTTTCTGTAAATTCAATCTTTGCGCCATCTTTCGATGCAGAACCTGCTGGATTTTTATCAGATCCTTTTTTGCGCTCGGACGGTTTAGCGGGGGTTTGCGCCCCGCTTTTTGGTCCAGATCTTTTAGCCGCTTCTGAATTTTCAAAGAGGTCTTTAATTTGCAAAGAGAAGTCTAATTCCATACGAACTTATTACACTTTTTTTTAATAAAAAAATCAACTTTCGCAACTAGAACATGTCAAAATTGATCGAGCTAAATCTTGAGATGGATTCGAACTTCTTTGATAATACAAAGATTTGATTCCTTGTTCCCATGCAAAGATCATCAATTCGTTAATTTCTTTTGGTTTTGTGCCAGCAGGAATCATCAAATTGAGCGATTGTCCTTGATCAACATACTGTTGTCTTTGTGCTGCGTGAATCACAACTTCTTTTTGAGAAAGTTCTGCGAACGTCTTAAAAACATTCTTTTCGTCTTCCGAGAAGAATTCAAGATGCTGAACACTTCCACCATGAATCAAAATACTCTTCCAAGTTTCTTTGTCATTCTTTCCTTTTGATTCCAACACTTCTTCGAGTTTTGGATTGCGATAAGTAAATTGACCTTTAGCAAGATTCTTAACGAAGTAGTTGCTATTGAGAGGCTCAATGCTAGGACTTACTTGCCCCAAAATAAAGCTAGAGCTTGTAGTAGGTGCAATAGCAATAGTCGTAGTGTTGCGGCGACCATAGCCTTTCAATACTTCTGGCTCGCCAAACATTGTAGCAAGTTCTTGAGAAGTTTTATCGGCACGTTTACGAATTTCTGAAAAGATAGAGATATTCTCGAAATGAGCGTCCATGCTTTCCCATGCAATCATTTTTGATTGAAGGTAGCTATGATAGCCAAGAACGCCCATTCCCAAAGCTCTGTGATTTTTAGCAAAGTTATGAGCGGCTTCCATCAAGCGATTGCCTTTTGTTTTCTCCACGAATTCAGTCATGACGGCATCCAAGAACATTACCATTGTTTCGACGGCATCAGTCTTTTCGATTTCGTCCCACCACAACAAATTCAATGAAGACAAACAGCATACGAACGACTCATCATTGGTAGATGGAAGGAAAATCTCAGAACAAAGGTTGCTTGCATTGATTTTATATTCTTTGTCTTTGTAGACTTGTGGAGCTTGATTGTTAGCGTTATCTGTAAAGAAAACGTAAGGATAGCCAGTCTCAGAACGCTTCTTGATTACTGCTCCCCATCTGCGTCTTTTTTCTTTATCGCCATCAATCATTGAATTCATCCAACCTTCAGGAATGGTAATTCCAATAGACATTTCTTGAATAGAGTGACCCTCAGAACGAATCTTCATAAACTCGTCAAAGTCACCATGATCAATCGGAAGGTATGCCGCGAAGCTGCCTCTACGTGCGCTTCCTTGGCTGATTATCTTAGCTACGTTGTCAAACAACTCCATGCATCGGACTGCACCCTCTGCAACGCCACCTGTTGAAATTTTAGAACCTCTTGGGCGAATGTCGCCAAAATATCCAGATGTTCCGCCACCAACTTTAGTCATCATTCCGACTTCTGCTTGTTTAGTTAAGAAAGCTTCGATGCTATCAGAGATGTGGCTGTTAAAGCAAGAAATTGGATTGCCTCTTTCGTTTCCGAAGTTCATCCACACAGGAGTGGAGAGGCTGTAAAAGCCGCGAGACATGTAATCAACAAACTTAGCCGCAAAACCTTCGATGCCAAGTATTTTTTGCGCTGTATTAGCAATTTCTTGAATTCTTTCGATGGGGGATTGACCCTCACTTAGATAACCTTGCTCCAAGAATTTAATGGAGTCTTCATTTAGCCAGTAGTATTTTTCTTTCGTCATAAATTAAAACAGTTCGTCTTCGTCGTAGGATTGTGAATTTTTCGCATACTCTACGGGTCTGGAATGGAAAAAGTCAGTTTGATTAGGTGCGAGAACTTGCTCGTCGAACCAAAATGTATCATCCAATAATTGATTGTCAATATCAAAAACTGGAGAAAATCCAATTCCCGATAACGACTCATTGATTCTGTTTTTAATAAATTCTTTCAATACGGGAGCAGAAAGACCAGGCTCTTGAATTCCATTTACCATCCAATCAATGATTTTGCTTTCTGCAATAAAAGCTTGCTCTGCTTCGTGAGCGATACGATCCTGCAACTCTTGGTCGAAAAGTTCTGGATATTCTTCGCGAATGGTGCTGATAATTTTCATGCCGACCATTGCGTGAATCGCTTCTTCATTGCGTGTATAGCGAACTTGCTGGTCGGTATCTTTAAGAACATTCTTATTCTTGGCAAACCAATTGATTACGTAAAACTGACTGAACAAAGAGACGTTCTCAACGAAAAGAGTGAACAAGATCAAAGCGTAAAGATACTGCTTCTTGGAATCTTTGTAAAAGCGATGTGTGTATTTCTTGAGATACTTCACGCGCCCTTGAATCCACTCCAGCTTGAGGTTTTCCTCGAATACATCTTCCATGTCCAATTCACGCAAAAGGCGCTCGTAAGCGTTGTTGTGAATTACCTCTACATTCGCCATTACGAAGCCCAGATCGGAAAGTGAGGGGTGGGGAAGGTTTTCGCCTAACTTAGCCCAGAATGTCTTAACGGCTACCTCAATTTGCCCAATTGCAGACAATGTTCTCACGATGATTTCGCGCTCCTTGTCATTCAGAACAGTTTTGAATTGGTGAAAGTCTGTTTTGAAGCTGAATTCTTTGTCAGTCCAAAATCCCTGATGCATTGCATCAATGAATTGTTCAGTCCATGGATATTTATTCGGTTTACGTGAGATTTGTTCTTCAAAGATCATAGCAATTTGTTTACACGAACTATCGTCAAAATCGCGTCAATGTCAACAAGAAAAATTTTTTATTTTTTTTCTTGACAAGTTGTTTTTGGTCATTATAATGAGTACGTAGTACTTAGCGACCTAAGACAAAAGCTTTTGTAAAGTCTATAACGTATACGATAATCAATAAAGTATTGTATAGTACTACCACTCTACGCTTATCTATACGTATACGCTTGCCAATAACTTCACGCTTAGAACTAAAGCTTTGGCGCAGAGCAATTACTAAGCGTTATAATTAATTTAAATCGCCCGAAATAAGATAGACTCTCTTTGTTCATAAGAACAATACATTTTCTTTTTTGATTAAAAAAATATCAACAAATTGCTTGACAAAGTAATAACTTTACGCTAAATTTCACTCGTATGAAAGACAAAAAAACAACACAATCATACATCTGTTCTAGTGCAGAGTGGGATTGTCTTATCGAATCAGCAGAATCGCCAATGGCGGCTGCAATAGCAGCTTTAAATCGACAAGTAAAATCTTCGGAAGATGGATTTTCTGTTGGAGCGACAATTGAAGTTATCCCAGTCAAAATCAACAAAAAAGCGGCAGAATTTATTTATTCGCCTTTTGTTTTAGCAGATCTTGGGATGCACTCATTCGCAAAAGACCTCGCAGAAAAACTTGGTCCACCAAAAAATAATCAAGAACAAGGAAAATGAAACTATCAGTAAATTCTGTTGATTATATCAGCTTGCCAGCCAATATGGGGGATGCTGGATGGGACGTTATCGCACAAAGCGAGCCAAAGATTGTTGGGAAGATTGCCTATGGTCCATATTGGGAAAAGATCGACTATATCGAATACGATACTGAACTAGCGATTGCCCCCGAAGAAGGCTATCACACGCTTGTTATGCCAAGAAGCTCGATTTCCAAGACTAATTTGTTTTTGCGCAATTCTGTTGGACTTATCGACAATGGCTACCGTGGAACGATTAAACTTCGTTTTGGTTACATTTTTCAACCTCACGATATGATTGTTGATGGAGGCAAATTGTTATGCGAAGTAGATATGTTTCAAATTTACAAAAAATACGACAAAATCGGTCAATTGGTTTTCACTAAAACAATCGAGCCAACGGAATTTGAAGTTGGCGCTTTAAATCAAACACAACGAGGAACTGGAGGCTTTGGCAGCACTGGATCATGAACACTGAACCTAAAACAATTATTGGAATTTGCGGCAACGCTCGCTGCGGCAAAGATACTATGGCAGATCTAATTCAAGAAGTCTTGGCAGACATTAATGTGAAAAGCAAGAAAATAAATCTTGCTGATTCTCTAAAAGATGAACTGCGAGACTTTGTTGACAAGACTCTTGGCATTGATGTGTACACCGACAACACTGAAGAAAAAACAATCATCAGACCATTGTTGGTTACATGGGGAACGCATGTGCGCCGAAAGCTTGACAACAATGTTTGGATTAAACAAGCAGCGGAAAAGATGACTGAACAATGTGTCTATATCGTTCCAGATATTCGCTTTCCAAATGAGCTTGAGTGGTTGAGGCAGCATAAGAGCTATTGCATCTTTATTGATAGAATGGACGGCGAAAATATCGTTCCTCCAGCAAATGAAGAGGAGGCTGCTAACAATCCAATTCTCAAAGCTAGCTGCGACTTCCAGTTGACTTGGCAAACTGTTGGCGCTGAAAATAAAAAAATGCTCAAGCAAGTTGCTATTGAAGTGCTTGAAAAAACCGTTGATGAAAAAGAAATTGAACTATGGACACAGACATTTCATTGATTGAAAAAATCAAACAAGAAAACGACAGCGAAAGCCTTCAGTGTCTTATCGACAAGCATTCTGGCATTTACATCGACACCGTTAATAAAACAATCGCTAATGCAGCATTTTTTATTGATAAAAACGAAATCCTAGAGGAGAAAGATTATTACATCTATTCTGCTGCTTTAAAATTCGAACCAGACAGAAACGTCAAGTTCTCGACATATCTAGCAAATGAAACTCGCTGGCGCTGTTTAAATATCTATAATAAACAAAAGAAATTCCAACGCGAATCGCTTGACGATAACTTCGATCAATGCTCTGACGGCTCAATCTTCTTGGAAGAAATACAGGCGCAGGAATCTCTTGAAATGATCATCAAGATGGCTAGCGAACAAAAAGATCAAAGAATCAAAAAAATTATTGACATGCGCTATGGATTGACTTACAATAAGCCGCACGGATGGAAAGAAGTTGCGGAATCTTTGAAAATGTCCATACAGGGCTGCATAGATATTCACGACAAATTCATCAGCAAAATTAAAAAAATTATTCAAAATGCATAATACAATCGTAGGAATCGGACATCTGGTGGCTGACCCCACCACTCAATCAACCTCTAGTGGCAAATCTATTTGTCGCATGAGAATGTGTATCTCAGACTCTAACTCAAAAAACAAATGTTTCATTGACGTTGAGTGTTGGGAAAAACTTGGCGAAACATGCCAGCAATATCTAGTCAAAGGTCGTCAAATTTACTTTGAAGGCGAGCTTAGCTCCAGCACTTGGAAAGATAAAGATGGAACTGAAAAGTCCAAAAACTTTATCCGTGGAACGAAAATCAAGTTCCTTAATACTGGCGGCGGCAAAAAAGACGAAGCTGGCAAACCATCAGCACCAGCTGCAAAACAAGACAATTTCGCAGCAGACGATGATGACATTCCATTTTAATTGATATGAAAAGCCTAATAGTAGAAGCTCCACTTAATTCCCTTAGTTTCGGAAATGTTTCTTTTAACATTCTTCGGGAGTTGTATAAATTGAATTTTGATATTGGGCTTTTTCCAATTGGAAATGTTGACTTGTCTACTTTCAAAGTCTCAGAAGACTTTAAACAATATTTGCAGAGAGCAATTGATAATCGTTACTCGGCGTTGTCACATGGATCTCCATCACTGAAGTTATGGCATTTCAGTGGTGGAGAAGACAGAAAATCTCACTGTCAAAATCTTTTTACATTTTACGAGTGCAGCGAACCCACTGATATAGAAGTCGCTATTGCCAAATCCCAAAATAAGGTAATCGTTACTTCCAATTATGCGCTGGACTTGTTTAAACAAAAAGGGTGTGATAACTTTGTTTTTGCACCTCTTGGGTTCGATCAGGACTTCCAAAGAACTGATCGCACATACTTGAAAGGCGTAACTCATTTCGGACTGATGGGCAAGTTTGAGAAGAGAAAAAACACTGCTGGTATCATCAAAGCATGGCTCGAAAAATATGGAAACAACAACAAGTATCAACTTACTTGCTGTATTACAAATCCATTCTTTAAGCCAGAGCAAATGAATGAAATCATCAACGGTGTTCTTGGAGGCAAAAGGTATTCTAATATCAATTTTCTTCCATACTTGAAAACTAATCAAGAAGTCAATGAGTTGCTGAACGCAATTGATATTGACCTTACTGGATTAAGTTATGCCGAAGGTTGGAATCTGCCAAGCTTTAATGCTACATGTCTCGGCAAATGGTCTATCGTCTCAAACTCCACCTCTCACAAAGATTGGGCTACAGATGAAAACGCCATTCTCGTTGAGTGTGATTCTCATATCGACAGTCATGATGGAGCATTTTTTACTACTGGTCACAGCTTTAATCAAGGTCCTTTTCCTGCTTATTCTGAGCAAGCCATGATTGATGCATTTGACAGAGCAGAAAAACGCTTGGCAGACCAACCTATCAATACTGCTGGAATCAAACTTGGCGAGCAATTAACTTATGCCAATACTGTCCAGAAAATTCTTGAGTCGTTCTCCTAATGCCAATTTATACTTATTTTAATTCTGAAACGGAAGAGTATCGGGACATTGTTCAAAAAATGAGCGATGTCCACGAATATTTTGGAGAGGATGGGGATGAAGCTACTTGGAAAAGAGTATTCACTGTTCCACATGCATCTATTGATTCAAAAATTGATCCATTTAAATCCGAAGACTTTACTCGAAAAACTGGCGGCAAAAAAGGAACGTATGGAGACCTTTTAGATAAAAGCGCAGAACTTAGTCATCAACGAGCAGAGATGGCTGGCGGCGTTGACCCAGTGAAAGAAAAATACTTCAAAGACTATTCTGAAAAACGCAGAGGAGCAAAGCATCCCAATCAAATGAAATCATTTGAAAGCAAGAATATCCAAGTCGATTTCGGCAAGTGATATTATCAAGCAAACGCTCCAACTATATCAAAAGAACTGATGTATGTTGATGGTTTTGGATATGGCGAAACTTTTAATCCAGATGCGTCTGTAACCTCTACGGAGTAATTTGCGCTAAACTCTATTCTATTGTTTACTGTCATAGAATGCGAAAAAGAATTTATTTTCGCGCCACGAATCTCAAATTTTCCAGAAGCAGTTTGTTGTTGATCTGCAAATATAATATCGAAGTCGTACGTCTCTTCCGCTCTATTAAGCAGATGAAGATTACCGCTAGAAAATTGATCAACTACAGCGCTAACGTCAACAGATGCTCTTATTGGCAACTGAAGCTTTCGTCCATATACGTGATTACTGCCTAAACCATATAGATCCGTTCTTTCAAATGGGACAGAAAGATTGACAGACTGAATGATTGCTCCACTAACGAGAACCGCTCCACCCATCTGTAGATTTTCGAGTTGAGCTGATACATTTTGAGGAGATACCACTTTTGGTCTAAATATATTGAGTTCATTGTTATTAAATTGGTTGGAATATCCTGATAATGATGTTTTTAAATTACTGAAGTTCAAAAATCCTGATCCGCTATTGTTTCCTGAAGCAAGATTGATTGCTGGAATACTAACATTTGAACCTGTCAAATTTGTCATTTGAAGATTTGACGCGCTGAACGAAGCAGATACCGTGGGCAATCCACCTACTTGAAAACCAACAGAATAGTTATTCAAAAAGCAGTTACCAATCGCTGCGCATGTCATTCCACTGAAATTAGTTCGCGGCGAAACTCCCGTAAAACTCTGCAATAAATCTTGCCCGTTTTGATCATTTATAATCAAATAAAAATTCTGATCGCGAGTAGACATTCCAGATGCTATTGATCTTGCTGATCCACTTGCGGGTGATAGTCCAAGCAGATACTCGTTTACTAAATGCGGCGAAAAAAGATAATCAACATTAAAAGAAACATTCGGCGCTCTAACAATTGAATCTAATGCATATTGTTGCGAGCCTACTTGTTTTGATGTTTGTCTATCCACCGAAACAGAAATCTCTGATCCTTGAACTAGCGGCACAAAATAACCGCTCTGCTCGGTAGTAGTCCAAGCAGGAGATGGTGATGTTGCTAGTATTGCTGAATTGCTTTTGAATATGAATTTGCTCATTGATCGTTAGGAACTATCCCAAGTGGATCTTCCACTATTTCAATTTCCAATGTGTGTGAATTGTTGTAGTTCCAAGTGTGGCTCCACGATGGACAATAGTATACCTTCAATCTATTGTAAACAGAAGGAGGTGTATGATAGAATCTTCTATAGCCGAATTTATTTTCCAAAAAGTGGAAGATGGCTTTAGCTTTTTGATCATCAATATTTTCAAACTTATACTGCCAATTGATTAAAGAAATATTACGCGAAGAATTTATCTTTTGGATAAAAGAGTTTTTGAAATCTACAGTGTCAACGCGCATTTTAACATCGTTTTGAACGCCAACATCTGGCTCGAAAAAGAATGACTGACTCCATTTTGCTGTAGAACCTGTTGGACCATCTAAAGAAGTGCTAGATGCAACATGATCTTCGGTGCAGTAATAAAAATTGTTTAATTTATTGCTATTTACCCCAGAATAAAGTATGTCATACTTTTTATAGGATTGAGCCGCAGACCAAGTTTTGTAGCTGGTATTGATATAAGACATTCCAGACCAATTAAGAATAGAAGAAGCCTGAAATACTTCTAGCGAAAATGCAACCTCATAATGTTGCTTGTTTATGTGATTAATAGCATAGTTGTCGCAAACTCCACTTACCTTCTTATAGAAATCAGAAGGATCGTCAAATTCGATAAACTCTTGACCGCTTTTTAATTCTAAAAATCTCACCAACTGTTGAGCTTTGTTTTCGGGCAGATCGTATCTCAAATCAAACTTGGCGTTCAAGTTATTGACTGACATTGGAATCATGTTATAGAATCCATTTTGTGTTTCATATAAACTGTTTCGCGAAGTGATTGACACTTTCGATCCGTATGCTGGAAACTCTGAGCTTAATGAAGCTAGTGGGCTAACGCCACTAATGTTACCTGTTGTTCTATCGTAAAAGCTGCTCATGAATGACCAATATAGTTAAGTGTTAATTTTACGCCGCCATCAGCAGATGATGCTAGAGTCTCGCCAATTAGTGATGCATTTGGTATTGTGAGCTGCTGAATTGTTTGCGTATTGTCTTTTGACTTTACAGTAAAAGTTACTGTTTTGTTCTGTCTTCCTGATAAAAATCCACTCGCATTTTGCAAGAACGCATCGTCCACATCAATCTGAACAGACGCACTAAATTCAATAACTCTATCAGTAATTACTTCGGCGGGAAGAATTGAACCTATTTTGTAAAGTGGTTCTCTCCCAATCTTTAACGAGTAATCAAAACCAACTACTCTATTGGTAGTGGAATTGTCGCACGATAAAGATATTGAGCCTTGGTTTGGTATGTATATTGTTGGAGCTGCTACCGAACCAGAATGGTTGATGCCACTTCGCATTTCTCCATAAACAGATAAAGCAGCATTAGTTGACGGCACAGTTCCCACAGCGCAATTGACGCTATACTCAGTCAAGAATCCGCTATTGAAGCCATAAGCTTGACCATTGTAGTTGATGCTGCCACTTGTTGGCGAAGAACCTGTCAGTGATAAAACTGGATCGTTGTAAATCAAATACCGCGAGAATGTCACTTGTTTTTGAGTCTCGCCAGCAACTAATGTTTGCGCTGTAGACATTCCCAAAAATCTTGATAGAGCCGTTGATTGAGAATATGAAATATTGACGTTTTCAACTCCAAGCAGTTCTTGCCCAGAGATGAAAACTTTATTCTCGTAGTTGTTTAATAAATCAAACATATTATCTTCTTAAAGAGCCTCCAATTCTTTTCTCGTCGTTGATGATCTGCAATACTGCGTCTTTGATTTGACGAGCGAGTTGTTGACGGCTTGCAGATGGATCTTGCGAAGTTTCTTGAGAGGTTTGACCAGATGGAGCCACGTTGATTGTTATGTTTCCAGTTGAGCCAGATGCGCCAATAAGTTCATCAAGTTTTGCCAAGAGTTTTTCGTTGAGTTCCTTGCTTGTCTCTTCTGAAGTGATGGAAGTTCCACCAGAGTTCATTGATTGAAGGTTTGGCGCTCCAATGCTTTGAACAGCAGAGCGATTCATCACAAACTCTCCACCAGAAAGCATAGCTGGAACTGTGTCGATACCAGACCTAGATGGAATCATTCCACCAGTAGCGCTTCCTTTGGGTTTTCGCGGTAAGAGTATAAATTCTGGATTCTCTACTAGCGGAGTCATATTTGGATCAGATAATCCCTCTGGAAATAAATTGCCACCACTCATACTTGTAGCTGCATCAAAAACAACTCCAGCAGGCGTTCTTGCTGTCCCTCTAGGTATGGAAGCATTTGCAGAAAATGGCATGGCTCCAGAAACTGGCTCAGCCCTTAACGCGCCAATTCCGCCGCTTTTATCAATGTAAGAAGCAAAATTCTGATCTGATTGATAAAGATCCGATAATTGTTTGGCATTTCCGATTTGAGACAGTTTGAATTTATTTACAGCACCCGCAAAATCTCCAGAAAACATCTTTCCAGCACCACTAAATAAATTTGATAAGCCTCCAACTTGTTGATTTCCTACTTTCCCACCTTTAATTGCTCCAGAAAATGCAGTGCCAAATTTTTGAAAAAATCCAGCATCCTTTGGCAGATTGCCGAGAGCGGCTTTAGCTCCAGAGCTAGCAGCATTCCCAATACCTCCTAATGCAGCGCTTCCAACCAACATCAATAATTGAGATGTTAAAGCTTTTTTCTTTTCTTTCTCTTGTTTCTTGGCTTCTATTTCAGCATTATACTGTTGCAGATACAAATCAAAAGCTTGCTGTTTTGCTGATTGAGTGGCTTCGAACTGTGGCGAATTTCTCATTCCAGAAACAGACAACATTGGACTTTCTGGCTCAAGAGCAATAGATTGGTAGCCATTTTCATTTGTCATTCTATCAAACACTCCCGATGTACCACTTTGAGTTGCAAAGCTTAATAAATCTCTTTTGCCTAAAATAGCTCCAGTATTATAAGTTCCTGGGGTATAGAAGCCAGCATTGCCGCCTTGTATTTTTTTGGCTTTTGATCGTCTTTCTTCATATATATTTTGTATTAATTTATTATATGGATTCTTTTCAGAATCGACCATGCCGCCATTAGCGTAACCATTCAATGTTCCGTTGTTGATTGCCTCTAAGAATTTTGGACCGTATTTCGATACAGCTTTCTTATTTACGACATATTCGCCGCCCATAAGCATTGCTGGAACATCGTCTTTTGATCCAGAACCACCAGTTACTTTGCCGCCAGAAGCGAATCCAAGCATTCCAGATAAGAAATCAATAAATCCGCCACCACCAGCCGCTTCCTCTCCTTTTCCTTTAGGTTTTCCACTAACAATCCGATCAACTAATCTGCTAGTCATTCTTTGGTTTATAGTTTTTACCAACTCATAAGCGGCAGAACGGAATCCTTCTTTGAGAGAAACAGTTCCTTCAATTGCAGAGTTTATTGCACCGCTAATTCCATCAGAAAACATTTTTGGAATGTCTTTGCCTAATAGATAAGCAAATTGCTCGCCATCTATCTGCATTTGCAAAAATGCATTTTGCATTCCTTCTGCGAATGTTGAAGGAGATCCCTTTAAATCGTCTAGTTGCCGCTGCAATTGAGAATTTTCTGATTGTCCTATGCTTTGAATTTCACCATTAATTTGCTTAATTGCATCTTCTCTTTCTCTAAGATCTTCTTTTGCTTTAGCAGCGTCTTCGCCACTTCTTATTGTATTTGCGGCTTGAGCTAATTTTTGTGCTAAACTTGCAGCGGCTTCATCTTGTAGTGTAAGTTCTTCTGTGGCATATTTTAATGCAGAATTATATATCTCCGCAGAGTCTGTCAATTTAGATAGTTCTTCGGCTTTTTTAAATTTTTCTTCTTCAGAAACTTTTGTAGTTAAAACTGTTGTAGTTGCTAATCCTGTATCTGTAGCTGGCCTGTAATCAGCTATTGATGATGTTCTACCAGTTGGATTGCCAAATTCTTTCATAAATGAAGGTTTGGCTCCACCAGCTTTACTCATCCGATCTGTAGCACTTCCAACTGGTCCCAATCTAAAGTTAGATGCCAAAGGATTATTAGGAATAACCTCTACCAGTTTTTTTAAAGCAATTGTGTTTTCTTTAATTTGTTCATTATTGTCTCCTAATGCTAATATATTTTCTTCGAGCTTAGCATTTCTCACGAACTCGGCTTTAGCATCTAAGATATTTCTTTCGCGTTCGCTTTGTAATTCATTTTGGAATTTAAGTCTTTCGAGTCTGTTTTCCTCATCTCTTCTTTCAAACGGAGAAATTCCATTAGTCTTAGATAATTGAGCAAGCTTTACGTCAATGTCTGCATTTTTTAATTGCGATGCATATCCAACTTGTGTAGATTGATTCGATATGTCAGTTGCTCTTGCTGACATAAGTTGCGCGTATCTTTCAGACGCTTTATTGTTTTGTTCTTGGATTTTGTTTTTGGCAATTTCAAGATTTTTCGATTTTTCTTTTTCATCGTTTCCGTCTTGAACGGCTCGATTTGTTCTTTCTTGCAAATCAAGAGCGTTCAATATTGCTTTAGCTAATTGCTCAGCAGCATAAATATTTTCTTTTAAATCAGTTCCCTGTAATTGGGCTTTTGCAAAATCAATCGCAGCTTGCTGTTGATTATTACTGCTTAATATCGCTTGCGCTTCTTTATTATCTTTAAGATTTTTTAAAGTTGCTCTTACTTTATCTTCTGCATTTGAGCCTTTAAACAGACCCTTGTCCATGAATTCTCCCGCCAATTTGTTTAGCTCTTCTTGGATTGTTTTTTGAGCTTCTAATTCGGCAGTTTGTTTTTCTAGCGCTGCTTGAGCTTCCAATGTTTTGATTGTTCTATTAGATGCTGAAAGATTTAAATCAGCTTCTATACCTGCTACAAGAAGTGAAGAATCATAACGCTTGTCTGCAATTTGCTGCTCTATCGTTCTAATAGACTCTCTTTCAAGCTTTTCTCGCTTGATAGCTTTAATTGTTTCTTGTAATTCTCTTGGTGATCTAGCTGTCGCGCTAATATTTTCTTCCGCAATTGCTTTTTCTTGATCTTTCGCAAGAGATGTAGTTTTATTTATATATTCATTTTGTATTTCTTCAGAAATGCCTTCTTTTTTTAAAGATTTAATTAAATTTAATAAAATTGTTGATTCTGGCGTTTGTCTACTTTGAGCATCTTTAAAAGAATTATACTCAAAAGAACCCTTTTTAAAATCTTTGCCTTCATACAAATACATAGTATCAGCTATTGACTTGGCTGATTGAATTTCTTCATAACTTGCGCTACCTAATACTTTTGCATTATCTTCGCCTATTTGATTTAGTAAATTTTGAGGGCTTAATGTCGATGGTATTTCAGACATCATTTTATTTAACTCATTGATATAATTTTTAACTTGACCGCCATTAAGCTGCACTTCGCCTAATTCATTTTTATCTCCCTGTTTAGCGTAATTAAGTAAAAGTTCATCAATTGTTTTTTGAGGAATTCCAACACCTCTTGCGTTTGCCATAGATGTATATAATTCTTGGTTTAGTGTATCGCCAAGACCTTCTGTTAAATCACTATATCTTAATGAAGTCATGTCAATTTTTTGACCCATAGCTTTCGCTACTACTTGAAAGGCGGGAGCCATTAGTTTTTGTCCCGTGGTTTGTTCGCCATCGGATGTTAATTTTTGAGCCTTGCTTCCTATAGCCAAAACCGAAGCTCTAGCCTCTTCTTCAAATCTTTTCTTTATTGCTGGATTAATATTGTCTAAATTTACAGAAGCTTTACTAGCCGCTTCTGCTAATCTGCCAGTTGCTTCAGCAGCGCTCTTCATGCCTTGATTATTGCTATCTACATATTTTATAGCTTCCTTAAAAGCCACATACAAACCAACTCCTACTGCGGCAACACCACCCAATTTTCCAATGACTCTACCAAATCCTTTTTCTGCACCACCAAAAGCTTGCGATAATCCCTGACCAGCAAAAACTACTGTTGTTACTGAGCTAGCAACTGCACCGAAACTATTAAATAATTTCGCCATACCGCTTGTCGCGCCTTCTGTAGCTCCAGTTAAGGCGCTCATTGCTCCTTGAACTGCAAAAATAGTTCCAAGCATATCTCTATTACCACCAGGAGTAGTGCTAGTGTCTCTTACTTTACCCATTGGGTTAGTAATAGATCTTTTTGCGCTTTGTGTGACTGCTGCTTGTAAATTTGCTGCGTTTTGATTAGCTTCTGCTTTTTTATTTGCTGTGTCTGTTGCAAGCGTTTTAGATTGGATTGCTATTTGCTTACGCTCTTCTAATGTTTGTCGAAGAGGTTGTTGTGCAGCGGCGACAGCTTTCTGCTGTTGAGCTTCTTGCATTTGCATATTAGTTATTGCCGCTTGCGCTTGTGGCGATTTCTTCCCCGCTGCTTGTGCTGCTGCAAGATTAGCCTGAATCTGTTTTAAAAGATCCTCTTCTTTTTTTAACATATCCCTTTCTATCTTGCTTCGTTTTTTTAAACTTTCAGAAGTTTGCTTTAAGCTTTTCTCTTGATTATCATATTCATCTTGAATTTGTTTCAAGTTATCAGTCAATCCTTGATTAATTTTAACTGTTGCTTCTGAAGGCTTCAAACCAACATAAGGAGATATATCTGCACCAGCTGCCCCAGCAGCAAAATTCGGCACAAACCCACCAGCAGCACCATACATCATTGGATTAGCTCCTTCTTTTCTTGCGCGGCTAATACCTTGGAATCCGCCAGCAGGTTCATCGCGACGATTGGCAACCATCAAACCCATAGGGTTTGCCGCATTCTTTAGCGCAGGACTCTTATCAATATAAATCTGTGAAGCAGGAACACCAGCAGCCATTTCGCGACCTACTGCCGCTTGAAGTGGATTGGCAAAGTTGGGAAGGAAGCCGCCAGCAGCTCCGCCTTCAATATTTCTGCGAGCTTGTTCTTTTATTTGTTTATGTGCGATTCTAGCTCTCTTAACCAATCCTTGAATCATTGGAGTTGGATCATTTATATGACTTCCTGACCTTAATGGAATACCAGCATCTAAATCTATTAAATCTTTAAGAATTGATTGAAATGCTCCCATCTCTCTTGTAGAAACAGAAACGCCAATTCCTCTATTCATTAAGTCTTGAAATCCAGCTTTTGCCGCAGGTATAACCTGCTCTAAAGACTTTCCAACTAGGTCTTGTTCAATTGGAGAAATTCCGTTTGGCAATACAGCACCAAGAAACTGATCAAAACCAAGAGTTTTTGCAATACCAGTCAAAGGCTTCAGCTTTTCTAAAAGCCTTTTTGCATTTTCTGATGCACGATTAGGTGTTCCTCCAGCAAAATTAGGAATAAAACCACCAGCAGCCCTGGTGTTGAAAGGCACAACGCCTTTAAAAACCGCTGGCTTAGCTTTCGGGATAGAAGAAACCAATTCTCTCAAAATATAAGGTCCAATATTAAATCCTCTTTGCTCTGATTCCACGTAAGCGTTTTGGCTTTGTATTATTTTAGAAAATTCAGAAGCAGAAGGTCTCAATTGTCCATCAAGGTATTTATATAAAATTTCTTTTTCTGCTGGATGTAAAGCTACGTCCCACGAATCTTTATAAGAAGCATAAGCTTGTGGAAACTCATTCTTTCTCATTACTAATTTTTGTTTGCCAGTAAATCCTCCTAAAAGAGCGGTGTTGCCATAAAAGCCACCTTTATGGTCGGTCATTCTTGCTTTATCTTGTCCATGGTCATCAGCATAACCCCTTCTGCCAGCTAGTGCTGCTTCTGTAGCAACCTGCTTTCCATGTTCGCTTTTGGGATTTAATTTTAAAAATTCTCCCTTTTGGATATAAGCATCGCTTTTCTTCCCATCGTAATCCTTTAATGATTTTTGGCCTCCTAAAAGTTTGTATTTCAAGTATTCTTCCGAATCAGCATCTATGCTATGGCCTTCTCCACCTCCTGACTCGCGAGTCCCACTAATAACATTTTTGTTATTATAAAATGCTGTATTTATTCTTTGGGCTGCGAATTTAGCGAATTTTTCTCTTAATTTGTCATTTGTTAAAAAAGTTTTTATCGTATATTTTGCATTATCAAGATCTTTTCGTGTTTTAATGAGTCTTTCTGGTTCTTCGACAAATTTAGATACCATTGGCCAAACTTTATCTAAATCCAGTTTGCCTTTTAAAGCGGAAGAAATTACTCCTTGGGGTAATTGAGATCCAAGATTTTTTGAAGAGGATATGGCAAATTTTGCAGCATTAAAAGCATCCATTACCCCGAAATTCGGCACAAACCCACCAGCAGCATTAGGAATATAACCACGCGCAAAAGTATCTACTATAGAACTAATTCCAATGCTTAAACTACCGCCGCGCAAATCTTCGATAAATTCTTTGGGACCACTTTGCGTTTTGTTATGTAGACCTTTAATTTCATTAATCAACAAAGAAAAAACATCTTTACCCGAAACCCTCTTAGCATTTATCTCCCTACCATTTTTTCCCCTATAACTAAAAGAGTCAATATTCGTATTTTTTACATTGCTGTTTTTTCTGTACCAAAGCTGCGGATACATCCCCTTTAAAATTTCTTCAAAGCCTACTCGTTGTCCTCCTTGTAAATTAGCCTCTAAATCATCTAATCTTGTTTTATCTTGAGCTAGAAGTATAGTAGAATACAACTTCATACCAGACCTTTTTGATAACGCCCCCAAGTGATTAAACATTCTTAAACCATCGCCTTTTTGTAGAGACCTTATATAATCTATATTTATATAGTTTTTTAGTTTGCTTCCCGTTGATTTTGGATCGTATGATAATGGATCGTATAAAGATGCATCCAGTTGTTTTAGTGAGTATGAAGCGTAGCTTCTGCTTTTTGGATCTGTTGCTGTTTTGGATTTTTTACCAGTAACATTTGATATTCGTTTGTTGAGACCAGGAATATATCCACTTAGAGCGTCAGGCGCTGTTGTTGGTTTTCTTCCATACGCAATGGATTGGTATTGAGGTGGAATTGCGGCTACATAATTCGGCACAAACCCATCAGCAGCACCATACGTCATCGGATCAGCTCCTTCTTTTATTGCTCTGTTGATTCCTTGAAATCCACCCGCTGGTTCGTCACGACGATTTGCTACCATTAAACCCATTGGGTTTGCCGCATTTTTTAATGTGGGGCTTTTGTCAACATAAATCTGCGAAGCTGGAATACCAGCAGACATTTCTCTATTCACTGCATCTTGCAATGGATTAGCGAAATTAGGAATAAAACCACCAAAAGCATTTTTTGCTTGTACTGCTTTTTGCGCTTCTGAAAGATTAAATGCGCCCTTTGCTTTTAAAATTTTAAGCGCTCTAGCGCTGTATTCAGGATCATTGAATACTTTTTTAATTATTCCTTGAACTTGACCAGAACTTTCAAAATTAGCTTCTCCACCTCTTTTTGCCTCTCCTCTTTCAGCAGTTATTCCAAATATTTTACTAATACCTTCTGCATTCGAAAAATCAAATGGCCTATTCTGTTCTTTACCAGAAAAAATTCCAGTAGATTTTAAATTTCCAGTCTTTAAATCTACTGCATCCCTTAAAGAATTAACCGCTACTTTACCAGCAGCTTCAAATAAATCTCCCTGTGCAGCAGTTGGTAATAATTGTTGTCCTGGTGTTTTTGCTATTTTTCTTATTGTTCCAACCCAATCTTCATTTTGAGCAAAAAGTTTACCATATAATTTATAAGCAAGATCGACAATTCCTTGTGCAAATGTATCACTTATATCTTCCTCTACCCCTTCAATGTCTCTACCAGATGGAGTATTTGTTTTTTGAATTCCAGAAAGTTGAATGTATTTATTTTTGTCTATTGGGGGTGCATCTTTATAGTTAAAGAACGGAATATCAGCAATCTTCATTGTTGTATTTAAAAGACCCTTTTTCTTGCCAAATCGTGGAGAAATGAGAGCAATTCCACCAAGATTCTGGGCATTTAATTCATACGAACCCTTGTCTGCTATTTTTGCTTGTTTAATATCCGCATTAACAGCCGATACAGCTCTGCTAGACTTCATTACCCTTTCAACTTGAGATGGTGCTGCCTGAGTTCCATCAGGAAACCAATAACTTCTGTATGGTCTACCAAATTCATCTTTCCCTGGTCTTATGTAATTTTCAATATTGCCAGCTTCAACATATTTTCTTATCTCGTCATCTATGGCTTTTGGTCGTGGCGCTTCAGCAAAGTTTGGAATAAAGCCTCCAGCACTATTATCAATTATAGAATTAATTTTTCTTTCAGAAGCTCTTTGAGAAGTTCTTTGTTCAAAATAAGAACTATTATTAAGTTTCGTATCATAGGGAACAACTAATCCTAATTTTCCTGATACGTTCTCGTCAAATGGATTTTTAATGTAGTTATTTGAAAGAAAAGAGTTTGCATATTTTTTAACAATTTCAAAAAGATTTTGTCTTTCCGTTGTTTTTACTTCATTATTGTCAGTTAAATCGAAAAATGAATTTTTACCCAAAATTGGTTTACCGAGTAATTGAGATGCGTCTATCTCTCCAATAACTCCTTGAACTTTGTTTTGTAATTTTATCCATTTATCTTTATTTCCCTTTGTATCTCCTTTTGCATATTTTATATTTCTGATCGACGTTTCAATTGAAGAGACAGCTGATGGATCTGCACCTGCTTCTAACCATTCTTTTTTATATCGTTCCAAAGCATCTTCATTAATTTTCTTGCCAGAGCTAACTCCGAGTTTAGTGAAAATATAATCATCTTCTTTTCTTGTTTTTGACTGTCCTTTTCCAAGTACTAGCCCCGCTTCGTTTTGATAGGATTTAATTGCTTTTTTTTGTCTAAAGACGCTAATTATAGCTTTAAATTGATCAGATAGATCTGCATTTTCTCCATTTCTTAAAGCTCCTGATTTAGATTTTTTAAAAGAATCTACAGTCGTAAATGGAGTTTCAATGATTTCTGGCTTTATTGTATTTGCAAAATTTGGAACCAATCCTCCAGCTGCATTGATTTTCTTTGCTCCCGATGGCAACCCCATAGATTGAACCATACGTCTATTAAACACAGCAGTGCCACCACTTCCATTGAAATTCGGCACAACATACTCGCCAGTATGTGCAACCATCGTCCCTTTTTTACCGCCTCCAAAATTAAAGTTTGGCATGACAACTGGTCTATCACCAGAACGAGCGCCACCTACTCCTTGTTTGATTGCCTTGCTTTCTTTTGCAACTGCTGGCATATAACCGCCAGCGCTATTGCCAATGCGCAAACCAGAATCTTTAGCTCTACCTCCTACATTATAAAGAGGCGCTGCTAGTCCAGAGGAAATATTAGCGCTTCTTCTAAGAAGAGCTTCTTGCTCAACCAATGCTCCAGTAATTAATCTCAATTGAGCTGCTCTGTTGCCTTCTAATGCAAACAGTTGCTGTTGCAGATTGACGTTCTTGGATAATATTTGAGAAATTGCTCCCTCGACATTTTGAACTTCTTTAGCTGCCTTACCAACTCCAAAGAATGCCTTCAAGCTAGCAAATCCAAACTGTACTAAATCTTTTGAAAGTTTAAGAATAATGCCGCCAAATAAAGCCAATCCTGGACCAGCTAAAAAGCTTCCAAGACCTTTAACAAGTCCACGAACCAAATTTCCTAAACCGCTTTCTTCGCCTAAAACTTTTTGAATGCCTTCTAGCAGACCATTGAAAAAGCCTAAAACATTTTTCAGGCTATCTGTTACGCCAATTTCACCAAGTTTCGCGCCAAGTTGCTCAGCACTTACAGCAACTTTATTTAATAATGCGGCTAGCGTTTGATTAAGAACTGCATTTTTCTGATACGCCTTGCTTCCAGCTTCACCCATAGCCTTCAAAGCGCCAGTAGTAACGGATGCTTCATCAGAAAGGTCGTTTAATGCAGCTAGCAATTTATCCAATTGATATACACCGCCTAGTTTTTTGGCAATATCTGCTTGCTCAATTTGAGAAAAACTGCCCATTTTTTTAGCCAAGTTTTCTAATATTTTTAACGCTGGCAATACTTCTCCTTGAAGATCTGTAACTCCTACACGCATGTCTTGCAAATCGGACAAAACAGCTTTATCTTGTATTCTGCTAAAAATTGTTTTAAAAGCGTTACCGATAACAGCGCCACCTCTAGCGGTTTTTTCTTGAACTGCTGTAATAACAGCCGCTAATTCTTCAAACGAAACTCCAGCTAAATTAGCAACTGAGGCAGATCGCTTGAGACCCTCAATAATATCTCTTTCCGATACTGAATATTTTTGAGCAGCAGCAACAACTTTATTGAGAATTTCTGCTGTGGTGATTCCAGAACTCTTGAATGAGTTAAATGCAGCAGTCAAACCTTCAACAGATTGTGCGGCATCTAGTCCAGAAAGCCGCGAAAGAATCAAAGCATCGTTTAATCTAGCAAGTGTATCTTCTGCGTTCAAACCTTGACGAGCCAATTCTAATGCACCTTTAGCAACTTCGTCAAACGATTTGCCAGTATTTTTTGCCACGTTAAAAATATCTTGACCAAATTTGTCAAGTTCTGAGCCTGTCTTATTTAAGACGGTGCTAATTTCTACTAGACTTTTTTCTACTTTAATAGTGCTAGTCAAAAGTCCAGACATCGCCTTAGATACGCCAGCAATAATACCAGCTGAAGCTCCGAACGCCAAAACACGCGCATTTGCTGCTGCCATGGATTTTGAGAACTCATCTGCCTGACCAGTAATCCTACCCAATGGTTGGCTCAATGCGTTAATTTGCTTTGAGTTTGTTCCCAAGTTAATCTGCGAAGAACTACCTACACGCTTCATTGCAGCGGCGATACTTTGCTCTAATCCGACTTGAGTAACTTGTAATTGAATAGACTGTGACATGGCTCCTTTTTCCTATAAAGGATTACACCAAAAGTCTATGAACTAGCCCATTAATTCTATCAATTGATCCATATTCATTACGCCGCCATTTTTGCTAATCTCATCGGACAAGCTAATGGCTCTAGCATTTGGATCAATCGCTTCTAAATCTTCTTTTGTAGCGCCGAAGACTGCTGAAGCTCCTTTTTCAGTATTGACATTTCCTTTATTGCTGTTGCCCTTCTTTCTTTCAACAAAGTCGAAAATTGCTTCTGGGTCTTGTTTCATTCTTTCGGGAATGTCTTCATTGTATTGGAACATATTGAAGAAAATACGCGCATAGATTGCGAGCTTCAATTGATAAACAGAAAGCTCAATAATCGGCTTACCATAAAACGCCGAAACGTCTTCTGTTTGCGACATATACATGTTGAAGAAGTCACGCAATACCACACGTTGTATGTTCGACTCACTTAGCCTTCGACTAATGTAATCGTTTTCTTTTACAAAGAACTCCACCTCTTCTTCTGATAGATTAGAAAACTGCTCATCTGTAAAGAAATGGCGAGAACACTGTTGATCGGCATAAATCAAATATCGAATAAATTCCTCGTTGGATCGTTGAGAACCGTACCGCTCAGATGTCTTTCCTACAAGTTCTGCTTTTTTATTAAACAAGAAATAAAGCTCTTTTTGTTTAGCCTCAAGAGTTTCTTGAATATTTTTTTTCTGCGATGGTAGGAATGAGTTTCTTTTTGCGCCTCTTAAACCCTCCATCTCTTGTTCGAGTTCTATAATTTTGCGATCATCGTTGTCGCTCCATAATCCATCTTCACGCAAAGAATCGAGCATCTCCTCTTCCGAGGGGATGCCCTTTGATTCTGCAATTGATTTGTATTTGTTGTAAAATCTGTGGATATATCGTTGGTCTCGAATAGAGAAATGCTTGATGTATACAGTCTTTCCTTGAAAAGTTATGTCTGTATAGCCATCAAATATTTCTCCAACGATTCCAATGTATTCCTCTTCAGTCACAATTAGAGTTCATTACTTTCGACTCGCTTCATTAGGTCGTCGAATGAATCTTTATCGGAAGCTTGATTGAAGAACCAGAACGCCAAAATTGTTGCGGCTTTTTTGGTAATCAAGAAATAGAGCGAATCGTCGGATTCTTCTTTCTTGTAATATTCTGCAAGCTTGTCGTCAAAATCTCCAGCTCCAAAATAAGGCGTTGGATTTTCGTCATCAACTCCTTGAATATAGGTAAGCATGATAACATACCAAAGAATAAGCCTGTTCTGAGCTTTGACATCGGCAGTATGATCGAACAGTGCTTGATAATTCGACTCTGTTTCAACAATCTTGCGGCGAACTAATTGAAGCTCTTCGATAATTTCATCGACTCTTTTCGTTTGTTTTTCCGTTTTGTTTTGAATAATTTCGAGTCTTGAGTAATCAGACTGCAATTCAAAAATCTTTTTATAATTATCTACTAGCTCTTGAGCGTCATCTTCGCTCATTAGACCGCCAGTATCGCTATACTTTTTCGCTAACATCGCTTTCGTGAGAATGCCTTTTTTAATGCACTTGCTCATTTCAACACTAAACTCAAGTTCAGCATCTTCTAGTTCGCGGCGAGATGGCTTTTTAATTTTGACTGCGAGAGGCTCTTTTTCCTTGACTTTTTTAGTCACGGTAATCTGCTCGCCAGTTTTCTTGTCTGTTTTAGACGAGCTAACTTCCTTTTCCACTTCTCTGTCAACAGAGAAACTATATAATTCTTTAAAACCTTTTTCCATACTTGTTATTTAAATATAAATGAAACAGAATAGTTTTCCATTTCTTCAGTAAAATTTCTTAGAGATTCGTTGCCGCCATCAAGTATTCTTTTACGAATCCAATTCAACTTATCGTTGGTAAAGTGATTTGCAGCAGTAATAATAACGTGATGTTCTTCTGGAATTAGCTCGTAAAGCTTATTATAATGAAAGTCGTGATCAGCTTTCATGTCCTCCAAAATTTTCAAGTAATTCTTGAATAAAGCGGTGACTTCTTTCTTGTGCTGCTTTAATAAGTAGTGATTAGCGTCCATTTTATCTATTTTATAATAGAAAAAAAAGTGTAAATTTCAATATGCCAAGTTTAATTAACCAAAAACTCATGGATAGGGTCAGTCTTAGATTAGCTGATCTACATGATACTTTCTCCCGCGAAATCACTGTTTATAAAAATGCAAAAAGAGTTGCCATTGCCAGCTCTCCTTCATTCAACGCTATTTATGGTAATTCTGGCGCAACAAATACATCTGAATATCAAACAGTATCTGCAACATTCTCAGCTCGCATTTACTATCTAAAGATGGATGAAGAATTTTTTCAAAACTCTTCTGCTGGCACTGATTCCCAAAATAAAATCATCATGCCAAACGGTTCTGTAAAAATTGTTGTCGATCCTAGAGGCTATTTGTTTATTAGAGAAGCTCGCAAGGTTGAGTTTGACGGCATCACGTTTTCCATTCGCAGCGATGGTAATCCAATTGGTTTGTTTAGTAATCAATACTATGAATTTCTTTTGACACCTATCGACGAATAATGAAAATTGGCAACCCCATAATCCCGCAATCTGTTCTTAAAAAAGCTCGCAAAGACTCTGCAAAGGTTTTGCAAGCGCAAGTTTATGAATCAATTCAAAGAGAGTTTAACATAATCAAAGAACAAATGATTCGCGACTTTTTGAACTTGCCAGTTACTCAAGAAATTATGGGAGGCTCGGATTCTCCTAATATTTCTAGCACATTAGTTGGTGGAGGCAATCTTTTTGGCTTTATAGGATTTGAGCGATCAGATAAACCCATCGAGCCTATTTTAGATCTTTTGGAGTCTTCATCTATTACGATTCGCGAAGGAGCCGATCATCTTGTTACTATTACAATTCCATCTGCCGCATCTATTTTTAGCGTCACACCAATGCCATGGGCATCTGGACGCAGCTGGGCAAAAGGTATTGAAAGTGGAATTTCTGGGCTTGGCTTCTACATTGCAAAAAGTGGCGTTGGAAGATCAACCGCTGGAGTTCAATCTACCAAAAAAGTAAAAAGTGGAACCTTCAAACGAACTCAATACATATCCACCTTTATACAAAAATACATCAAACAATTTTCCTCAATCAAATCGTCACAATTAAATCTTAAATAATCAATGATCGAACAATTCCAACACAAAGCAACAAACTCTTTCATGCTGTGGTTTGACAACTACTTGCTAAAAAAGGGACAAGCCTATTCTAATAAAAGCGGCTCATTCTATTACTATTCCGATGATCGTCTCGATGATCGCTTCAAGGCTTTTGGCAGTCCATATAAACAATGGGTGAATGATTCATCTATCGCTGGCGCAACTGTACCATCTGGCGTTTATGTCGGTGGAACTTTTCAGCCGCGAAGTTCTTCACTTCTTTTAGATTTTACTAATGGTCGCGCATTGATTAGTGGCGCAGCTTCTACAGCATCTGTTTCAGGTTCTTTCGCGGTAAAAGATTTCAACATCTACTTTACCAATGACGGAGAAGAAGATTTGATCGTGGACAAAAAATACACGCCCAACTCTCGCATTTTTTCTGCGGCTGCATCTTATATTGAGCCATACGATAATGTCGTGCCAGCTATTTTCTTGTCGAGCCAATCAATCAACAATGCACCATTTTCTTTTGGCGGCGAAGACACGACCAAGATCCAAATGAAAGCAGTAGTAATGGCAGAAAACTCTTATCAACTTGATGGCGCACTTTCTATTTTCGCCGATAGCTTCAACGAGGTTTTCCCGACAATACCATTCTCTGGCAATCCAACCACTGAATATGGAGATATTAAAAACGGCACTTATTCTTATGATTCATTAAAAAACCAATACAATGGTGAGCCGCTTTTCTTTATTGATGAAGTTGTAACGTCTAAATTAAGCGACAAAGCAAGAAAGTCTTTATCGAATGATTTATTTATTGGATTTATTGATTTTGAAATTCACCAACAAAGATTTCATCGTTTGTAATTTTTTTTTCTCTTTTTTTTATTGTTGATGTAAACAAAGTAAAGTAAACACTTATGGCAAGAAATCGAATCATTTATCAATCGGAAGGCGTATATATCAGCAAAGAAGCTACCTCTACTGGCAGCGGTGATCACGCCCAGCTTTCTCGCGTACAATCCGCGAACTACAATTTCAACATTGCTCGTCAGGATGTTAACCAATACGGTGAGTTGGCTCGTATCGACTCTATCGTTCTGGAATCTCCTACTGTGTCGATGGATATGAGCTACTACATCACTGATGGTCGAAATGAAGCCGCTCTTGGTTTCTATGTTCCCACTGGCACTCAAACTCAGTCTCAGTTCCCATCTGGTCACATTGTAGACGGAAGTGGAAGAAATCTTTATATCGTAACCAGTAACGAAGGTACCGACCTTAACAACTTTGATGGCGCATCTAGCTTGAGTGGTAAAGGTTGCATCGGCGTTGGCAATGCTTATCTTACCGATTACTCAATTGAGTTGGCTGTTGGCAGCATTCCTACCGCAACTGTTAGCTTCGAAGGCTCCAACATGAATGCATTCACATTCAGCGGAACTAATTCAGGAACTTCTGTTGCGATCAATCAAGAATCTGGAACTGCACTTAATTCTGTTATTCGCTTGAAAGAACCCGATAGCTTTACTGGAGCTGCTGTGGTTACTGCTCTTCGTCCTGGTGACGTTACCATTAACTTTGGCACTTGGGGAACTGGCGGTTTGATTTCTAAACTCGGTGGCACTGATGGTGCGCACATTCAAAGCGCAAGCTTGTCTCTTCCTCTTGGTAGAACTCCAATTGAGCGACTTGGTTCTAAATTCGCTTTTGCGCGTGTTGTTGACTTCCCAGTTACCGCTACTCTTACTTTGAATGGCGTACAAAACGAAGTTGCTGGTGGCAACTTGGTTGATTTGGTCAATGCAAATCCCAAGCAAGACATCACAATTTCGGTCAAGAAGCCAGGAACTAACACTAATGAGCTTGCTGTTGTATACGTTATCAAACGTGCGCAGCTTGATTCTGCTAGTGTTTCTAGCTCGATTGGTTCAAACAAAACTGCTGACTTTACATTCACAACTCAAATCGGTGGTGCTAACGACACAGACAACGGTATTCAGATGAGCGGGAGCTTTACAACAGCCCCTTTTTAAGTAGCCCTTCTGAACCTCCTGCTCCAACTTATATTAGTTCATTTGATATTGTTGGTGCGCTTTCATAAAAATTAAAAAAAAAAAAAAAAGGGGGTTCTGAAAACAGAACCTCCTTTTTATTCAGAAGGGCTAAAAAAACAAAACAAAACAAAATAAAAATATGCCAAGATACATAGATTACGAAACATTTATAACTCCTAGTGGAGCCTTACCAGTTGCTCCAATTCAACCATACGAATATGCTTCCATTTACAATGGAATTAGCGATTTATTAATAAACGATGGAATAATTACATTTACTGGCTTGCCAACTGGTATTGTTGTAGCTACACCAGAATCAAGCACAGCGCCATTTGATCAAGTTTTTGTTGATCTTGAGGATGCTGACGATTTCGTAACACTAAATTTAAATGGAAACTACTGGAGCGGCAGTGCTATTGATAGTGGCGGCGAAGGCATAATATGTTCATATACTTCTGGAGGATTTTGGGCCATGGCACTTTATGATGGCGTAGAGCTGTATAGTATTATCCATACTGGAGATGGCGACCCTAATTCCTCTATATTGGATATTTCATTTAATCCGCTACAATCAGAATTACTAGAAAATCCTATTAATTTCGCTCCAGGACAAGAGGCTCCCATTAATTTAGTTCCAGGAGCTACTTATCAATTTGATGGTGACTCGTCCAGTATTACTGTTCCGATTCAATTTAATCAAACTAGAAATGCTAGTTGGTATCTAGCACAAGTCAATAGATTCGGAGGCGTTTCTTATGGGCAATTAAATATTTCTGGAGTGGCATTTACAGGTGGCAGTTATCAAACTGTTACAATTCCATCGAAATCTGCTGGTGCTACACAGCTATATAATGTAAAATGGCTCAATGGTCAATTAACACTAACATCAGGAGCTGGACAAATGGCTCCAGACCCATTCGCAAATTTTAATTATGGAGTAGGAAATAATGTCTCCGCAATAATTCCAAACGAGATAATGAGCAGCTATAGCATTATATCTAGTAATACTGGGAATAGTGGAACAGCTTCTATTCAAATCAATAATGCGCAACAATTTAGCGACCTGCCCTTGCCGCTTAGAAAGTTGCATGTTGTCTTTGACATTGCCGAGGATCTATAAACCACTAAAAAGGCGCTGTGAAAACAGCGCCTTTTCTGTTTCTACATCTTTCTTTTTTACAGAAAGCTATTGTAATCAGCAATGGTTAATACGCCATCAGTTTCCAATCCGCCCAACTGTAAAGGCTCAGACTGATACATATTATACTGATGAGCGAGCTTGTCGATCTTAGTTTCACAATCATCCGACAAAGACTTGTATACTTTTGATACTTCGTTCTTGTTGGTGAATGTAACAGAGCTGTTGCCATCTCTTAGCGAAAGAATATCTGAGCCATCTGTGTTTCCCACTAATCCTTTCAATGCATTGCGCGATTGTTTGCGGTAATAGTTCGCCATATACATCTCCTTATAGATAGCCTGAGACTCTTGATCTAGTGGAGCATTAACTCCGCTGTAAGATGTATTGATGCGCGTATTTAATAGCCCCAAATTAGCGCCAAGCCATGCTTCAATGTAAGAACGTGGCACAATGCCAGTATCACCATCGAATTCCGTCTGAAATATTTTGGTTGCTAAACCACTTAATGTACTCATGTATTCTTTTACACTTAGTTATTGAGCAGCTTCAATAATTCTTTATGCTTGGGATTGTTGTGGTCGATAACAAACGACTGCACAGCAGTAGGCATAATGTTGCGGCGACTATTGCGTGTGTAAGCAGTAAACTCTCTAATAAGACTCTTCTTCAATACAGGCTTTTCGTGGTATGGATTTGTGCCAATCTTGAGAGCAAGTTTCTGCATATCAGAAAGAGACATTTCCGCGAGATTCTGTTCAAAGATTTCCAACTCATTTGTGCCGAATGGACTGATTTCACTCACGCCCAACATAACTTCCAACTTGCGCATTTTATCTGTAAATTCTGGAGTACCAACTAAGCCAGATGCTTTCATTTCTTCAATTTCTTGAATTAGTGTTCTTTTTGGGGCGCTGGCAATTGATTCAGACACAGGCTCTTGAATCATTCCATTGGTTTCTTCTACTATTTTTTTCTTTCTAGCCATACTTTATGGTAACATTTAAATATTAATTTTAAGCAAAAAAATACCCACCCTGGTTCGCATCGTTGAGAGGCGTGGTGGGTTTTTTGAAAGCTGGGAGGCGAACCCCCCAGCCTGAATCTATTAGGCGAGACCCGTAATGATCTTGCCAACCAGAGCGCGAGTGTCAAGCACCATGCGACCTTCTTCCATCGAGCCGAAGTAGCCGATTTTCTTCTGACGAACGCTGTATTGGTCATCAGCAGTCAGAGAGAACTCCGAACCATTTTCCGAATCGACAGCAACAGCACGGATCAGAGACTCACGACCACGATCAAGACCGATGATGATCTCTTCATTAGTACCATCAAATGCAGAGGTGACTGTTCCAGCAGTATTTGTATACTGAGTGTTGCCAGCAACAGTATCGAAGATAGTGTTGAAGCGTTGACCACGACCAAGCTCATTGATTTCCATGATAGCCACACCATAAAACTCAGGAATGCCTGCGGAGTTATAGATAGCAGTTCTCATGTCTTCAGGAGCAGCGATACCATCGGCAGGAGAGCCACCAGCAGGTGAACCTTTGGTATTGATTGGATTGTAAGCCATAGCGCGAAGCTCTTGAACAACTTCAGGAGAAACGATGATGTCGGTAAGACCACGACCTTGACGAGCATCTGGAGTACCACCAACCCAAGAAGTGTTGATACGCTTAGCGAGAGTGAACAATTCGTTCAAATCTGCCAAGAGGAAACGACCAGCGGTGTTGCCACGTTGAACGTGTCGCTTGCTGTTGGTTTGAGCATTGGCGAGAGCGCCAAGCAACAGGTTTGCAGAAGTCTTCTCTTGCTTCAGAAGGATTTCTTGAGCAAGGCGAGTGAAGGTTTTGCTGATTACATCCAAGCGGCTCTTAGCAGCATAGCGCTTATCGAAGCTCAATGCGGAGTCAAGAGTGTAGGTGTGAATCTTCATTTCAGAAACAGTAGGAAGCACTTGGTTCTGAGGAAGACCGCCAGCAGCGCTTTGGCTGTAAACTTCGATATAGTCTTCAGCGTTGACATCATAATAGAGGTCAAGCGGAATGCTAGGATTGTCATCGGCATTGAATTGAAGAGTAGTGAACAAGTTGCTCAACGTAGGAGCGTTATTGATCACTTCAGCCAACACAGGACCGATGAACTCAGCGAGTGCAACTTGAGCTTCGGTCGCGATAGCGCGATTTTTCGAAGCCATAGCTTTTACAAGCTCGATTTGTTCAGGAGTTCTTTTAAGGGTAATTTTCATGTGATTATTTTTCTAAGTTAAAATTAGAGACCCAAGAAAACGATGGCATACGAGCCAGTCAAAGGATCTGAAAGATTTGCGGTTGAAACGGTAGCTGTGCGCGAGCCAGTAGCCAAAACCGTGCCGACTTTCTGGGTATCGCTGTTAGCGCAACCAGTAACTTTACCGCTAACGCCGCTAGGAAGTTTGAAACCAGAACCAATTGCTGGAACGGAGCCAGCGAAAGCAGAAGCAGCAAGGGTGAATACACCACGGCTAGCAACAGGAACCGCTTGACCAGGAAGCATACACATCAACTCTTCAGCTTTTTGTGGGTAGTAGAGAAGCTTCTCACCGTTTTCGTCAGTCTTTGCAGTTTGACGAAGAGTAATGCCAAGAAGAGCATCGCCCGAAGTCGCAGGTTTCAGCGAGAGGGAAACGCGAGGATATTGGTTAACTCCAACGTGTGGGTAATTGGTTTTGCCGAGATAGGAGTCGTAAGCGCTGTCATACACGATAGTATCGAGATTGAGGTTGCCAGATTCCACGGTAACGAAAACGCCAGCATCGCCATTGTCGCTGCTAGTAACGGATTCATTAATGAATCCAGTACCCATAGCGAACATGTTGATAACATCAGTTTCGTTATACTGTCTGAATGGTAGTGTTCTAAGTGCCATATATTTTGTTTATTAGATTGTTTTTGTTTAAATTAGGAGATTACAATGTTTTCTCTGCTAAATGCATTAGCAAATTTTTCTTTGAAAGAGACGGGTTTTTGCGATTGAGCTTCGTTGTTGTTTGGAAGAGTGGTTTCGGAAGCTTTAGCATTGTCAAGAGCTTCTTGAGCCAGCTCTTCTGCGGTTTTGGTTTCAGAAGCATTCGAAACGGAAATTTTCTTAGCGACTTCTTCGTCAATACGAGCTTGAATTTGTTTTTCGAAAGCTGCTTTAGCTTCTTTGTTTTTGTGTTTCCACATAACGGCAAGCTTTTCTTGATAAGAAGCAAAAGCTTCTTCGGTAGCAGCAAGTTCTTTAAGATCAGAAGCCAAAACTTTGCGATCTTCGTCGTCAAGCTCATAGCCTTGGTCGATTACTTCCATACGGGAATTGAAACGAGCAACAGCTTCTTCTTGTTTTTGGAAGTTTTCAAACTCTTGAATTTTTTCAACAGCAGCCTTGAGTTCAGCTTCAACTTTTTTAACAGAATCTTTCATTTCTTCTTTTTCCTTAGCCATATCTTCTTTTTCTTTTTCGGCTTTGGTCATAGAATCGCGATATTCTGCGTCTTTCTTTTTGATCGCTTCAGCGAAGGTCTGCGTCATGTTAGCAACTGCCTCTTCGGAGAATTTCTTCTCAACAAGGAGACCTTTTAGTTCGGCAAGAATTTGTTCAATATCCATATTAGTTTCTTTTTTGTTTTTTACATCATCATTATTCAAATGGGAAATAAAAGCGGTATTTTTTTTAGAAAAAATGTTATTTTTAATGTCAAAATAGGCTTTTGCATCTCTTTTGTCTTTGAAGGTGATATTATTGGTAGTTGCATTTTCAGAATACAAACCTTTTACATCGGCGGCTGGTTTAGTAGTAAAGCCGATACCGAGTGGGAAGATTTCGCCTTTAAGAAGTCGATAAACTTTAGTTCCATCTTTCATTGCTCCATTGCCGCCGTATGCTTTGAGCATCGGTTTGATTTCGTTGAAGTGTTTTGGATCAATGCGTTCAGCATCTTTCGTATTTTTACTGCCAACCAAAATGTCGTATTCGCTAAAGCCAATTTCCCAGCTAGCAGAAACTGCTTCGTGAAGTGTATCAAGTTCGTCAACCGATCTTTCAATCAATTTTACAAAGTCTTTGTTTACATGTTTATAAACAACAGCGCCCAAGGCAATATTGAAAGGATCTTTCATATCGCGAGCCTCTTCTGCTGAAATCATTTTGTTCGAATTGTTATATTCGCTGAATCCAGCGTTGATAATGTGTCCGACAATGTTTTCTTTGTTGTGTTCGATATTAGTTGGTTTATGTCTAAAGTTTTGAACTACTTGTGCCGCCAAAGCTGAGTCAATACCATCGTCATTCTTGTTGAATTGATTAACTACTGCCGCATTAAAAGCTACGCCAAGCAGATCAATATTCTGCGAAAAGTCAATATCCTGTGGCAACAAAGATCGCAGGTTTTTCAGTGAAGCTTTAGATATAAACGACTCCTCTTCTTGCGAATAAGCAAGAATCGGTGAATCAAAAGAAGCTCTGTATAGATAATTTTTTTTCATATTGAAAATTAATCTTCGCTCTCTTCCATTTCTTCCTCTTCATCAGTTTCTTTGTTTTCGTGAGAAGCTGGATCAGAAGGTTTGTCCATTTTTTTAAGAAGAGCTTTTTGAATAGCTGGTGGCAGTTTCTTTTGCGCTGGTGTCAATTCTCCAGAATTGCTTTTTTCCATAAGCATTGCTTTCATATTGTCAAATTGCACCATACAGGCTTTCATGGTTGATTCATCATCCATATCTGTAGTATCAACTAAAGCTTTATCGTCTGATGCACATGCGCTCATAAATGTTTTATAGATCGCAGCTTTGCCATCATCCATTTTAGCAAGGGACACTTGAACTTCTCTGTTTTTAACTTCCACTACTTTTTCGAGTGGCACTTTAATATCTTCTGGATTAATTTTCATTTATTTTGTTTGTGAATGGTATAACAATGCCGCAGAATAATCGTCTTCGATTTCAAATTCGGCTGCTGCTTCTAATACTTCTGGCAGAGTAGATAAAGAAGCGATATTCTCAAAATTCTTTACACATGAAGATGCGACTTCATCCCAACTTTCTAAATTGCTTGAAACAACAACGGTTTCGCACAACTTATCCACCATTTCCTGTTGATTATCAGATAATGTTTCCAGCGACAACGATCCTTTCA